TTTTTAAATATTTTACTTTTTAAATATTTTACTTTGATATTGCAAATGTATATAATATATCTTCATTTGTTGTTTCAATGATAAAAGCTTTACAATCATTTACACCAATTGTTATAAAAAATCTATCATTGTATTTATTTAATGAACAGTTAAACTCAATATAAGAATTTTTAAAAAATACAAATTCCTCTGAAATAACTACATTTTTTGAATACGTGTTAAATATTAGCCAACGATGAATTGTTTTTTCCTTATTTATATGAATTAAAAATAATCTTTCATATTTATTTAATTCAATTCCATTTGTAGAACCATGATAGCCTTCTTCCAAAATATTTTTTATATTTTCAGATATTTCTATTTCTTCAGAATCATCTGAATCAATAGACTTTATTATAAATGGATGCAAACTATAAATTACTTTATTTATATTTTCTGAAGTATAAGGCATCCAATTTTTTTCCGTATTATTATTCGGTTTACAAGAAATAAAATTTGTTACTATATTATTGTTCATTTCTGCTTTAAATATAGAAGGTTTTCCCCCTTCATGTAACTCAGGTACATTTACTAAGATTGTATCTTTATTAATAAATCTAATGTCTTCTAGTCCTTTCCAAAAACATGGGTATATAGGTAAATTATAATTATATTCCAAAGGTTTATACTCAAAATTTTCTATATCTAATTTATTTAAGTCATTTATTTTACCTTCTAACATGTAATAAATGGAATTAGATATACAACCATATAATGTATATTCTTTTAATGAATATTTTTTATAATTAATACATCTTACAAGAATTTTGATATTTCCGCTTTCATCAATATGCATTGATGGGTTCATTTCTACATAACTATTTATATTATTGTATTTATCTTGAAAACATATAGGTGGAATAATAATAGGTATAATATCTTTTTTTGTAAATATGGATATTGACATTTAATATATATTCTATTTAAAATTTTTTATATTTAAATTTTATAAAGAAATAAAATTATTTCTATAATAAGAAACACACTCTAGAAAAATATTATCATTCATTTTATATATTTTAAATATTGCAAATGGAGAATCGTGATTTAATATTATATTTTTATTATAATTTATAATTAAATTAGCATCATACATTGTAAAAATAGTAGCAGTAGAATTTTCATTATATTGTAGGTCTGATAATTCTATTAAAATAATTGCAAAATGGTTATTTTGTAAATTGCTTTGTATGTATCTTATTTCATCATTGTTATTAACATTTATTGTGTAATAAGTAATTGGATTTAATTGTTCTGGTATATTTATGGTACTATTCAATAAAGTTAGTGAAATACTTGTTTCTGAAATATTACTTGGACCTGTAGGCCCTGGTGGTCCTTGTTCTCCTGGTGCTCCATCTATACCATCTAAATTCACATGGTAATAATGTTGTTCTCCGTTAAAATAACCATGAATATTAGTTATATCTTTAATTACAATCTGACCTGATGCTTGATTATAATATTGAATAGTGCCTTCAAATGTATTTAAGTTAGAATTAATACTATTTGGAACTTCGGATACAATTACAGAATTACCGCTTATGTATGCTAGTCCTGGTTCTACGTTTATAATAACTAAAGAATTTTCTGTAGGAGTTAAAGATATTTTATTTATTGTTTTTGTGCAAAATCGGTCACCATCTTTACCTGAACAACCAGTTGGTCCTTGAGGGCCTTCTTGGCCATCTAAACCTTTTTGAATAAATACCTTAGCGTTATTTGTATTATATTTTATAGAAGTTACAGGTTGTGGTATTATTTTTTTATTCAAAGAAAATAAATAATGATTTCTGTCCATTATATTAAATTAAAATATTTTATTATAATGATTTTTGATATTGGCTAAAATAATTTAATTGTTATTGAATTATTCATGATTGATTATTTCTAGTAGTCTCTCTTTGTCTATACTATTGTAATCAAATTGGTATGCATTGCACCATGATGTGTTTTGATTTGTAGGAGATACATACAACTTATATTTTTTACAATTTTTACCTACAAACCCTTGTTCTATCAACACAGATTCAGGTATGACATAAAATTTGTTATTTTTACAATGTAACCAATATAAGTCATTGTCACCTTCTTCATAACATTTATTTTTACATTGTCCATTTATTCTACAATCATATTTAACTAAATTAAACATAAATATATTTAAATTATTTTTTTTACAATAACTACCTACTTTTTCTTGTACTTTTTTATTTCCTATCTTAAAATCATATACTAATCCTTCAATATCATTATTTGTAAATTCTATAAATCCAATTTTACTTTCTCTTAATTTACGAAACTCTTGTTCTTGTTGCTGAAATATTGTTATAGGAATATTTATAGTATCATATTCAAATTTTGGTAATGCATTATAAAATACTTCTAATAATTCAAATAAATTTTCTTTTGTAACTTCATATTTGTTATATTTTGACTTTTTTGCTATTCCAATTGTTTTTTGACCTTTAACATCTTCGTAAGGAATTAACCATATTTTTTTATCTTCTTCACAAATACATAAGATTAAACAATCTTCATAACTACTATTATTCAATCTAAAATAATATTGTTCTCTTTCTGTTTTTTTATTTGTTGTTTTTACTTGAATTCCTAACCATTTATCTAATTCGCAACTTTTGGGTTTTATTGCTATATCAGCTTTACAACCATCAAAAGTTTTTTTTATATGATATAATTCATCAACTAAACTAATAAAATATTGAATTCCAGAATATTCTTGTTTTAACCCACCATTAAAGTTATTTCCAGAATATAGTTGTTGTAATTTAATTCCAGTATTTTTATTTACACATAAAGGACAGCAAATCCCTTGATTCAGACCATAAAAATTTTTCCAACATACATTATTTTCATGTCCACAACTTGCAATATATTTTAATTTTTGTGTGTTATTTTTATAATAAGATTCAAATTCTTCTTTTGTATAAGATAGTTTACAGCTCTTACTTTCAAAATATGCATATGTTTTTTCATAAGTAAGAAAATCTAAAGCACAACTTTTACATTTTGTACCATTTCCTCTCAAAAATAATTTAAGACTTATTGTATTGTTATGACCACATGTTGCTGTATAATTTAACTTACCTAATTGATTTACGTATGTTTGTGCATGCAAAGAACATCCATTTTGTTCAAAGATTTGCTCAACTTGAGTGTATGTATATTTAATAGGCATAGTTATATTATACTTATAGCTTTAAGTTGTTTATTTATATAATATATTGTATTATATAAATTTGTTAGTTAAAAAAATATTTGTTACCACAAATGGTAACAAACTATGATGATGGTAACTGCGCTAAGCAGAGCTTAATGCTGCCCAAACTGGCTACATCATACTTCACAACAAGCGGCAAATCGTTTTCCAAATAGACTTCAATTTGTTGACACAAATTAGTGCATTTAATGAAATATCCTAAATTTTTAAGAGAAAATTCGCCCTGAATGACCTTGGAAGAATCTTGCTTCAAAATGAAACCCATACTGCCGTCAGATTCAGCACGATGAATTTCAGCAGAAGCAAATTGTCCAGAGCATTTAAAAATGAGTTCATTACCGACTGACTTAATTTCCAATTTATCAGAAATACAAGACAAATCGCGAATAATTTTCTGAAAATCAACAGATGGAAGATTAATAATAGAAGAAAATTTGACATCAGGATATTGCAGTTCTTCTGGCTCTGGCTCAATCAATCGCAACTTCTGAGTTTTACATTGCTTAATCTCTCCATTTTCAAATTTCAAGGCTAAATGAGAAACAATTCCATCTACATAATCAGAATTTTCAATATACATAGTTAATGTATCGTCATTATCAATAGAGTTAATTAATTTAAAAAGATGGAACATATTTACACCAATAATAATCTTTTCTTTCTTACACTCATAAAATTCAAAATTTTGCGCAGCTAAATAAAGATGAGCCAAAATGGTATGTGACTTATCCATATTAATAATACGAATTCCGTCCGGTTCAAATGTAATATTTGTTTCTAAAAGAATATCTTTAAGCGCAGTCATTAAGGTTCTAAACGGGGCTATTTGAACAGTCTTAATAGTTAATACATTTCCGTCAGTAGGTATTAATACTTGATTTTTATTTGAAAATGATGTCATTTTATACTATTTTGTCTTTAGGAATCTTTAAATACTTATGTATCAAAATTATTTATCGTATTTTAACGCATCTATTTAAAATTATTAATTATAAGCCTATTTTTTGAAAAATAACCATTCCAGGAAAAGTATTTTTATTATGTAAAATCAGATCTTTTGCTGGTTTTATAATATTACTAAATTTTTTATTATTAATCCTACACCAAAATAAATAAATTATAAATAAAATAAATGTTGCTATAATATCTTTATTATGTATTTTATCATTCCAAATTATATAAACTGGTATTATTTTTTGTATTGTCACTACAATTATAAATAATAAAATTAAATGATATTTTGTATTATAATAAAACATTAAAAATAATATAAATAAATTTTCAGTAATACCAAGAATAATAGCAAATTTAGGATTATATAATTTAAAAAATCCAAAAAAATATAATAAATACCATACAAATATCCAGTAAGAAAATATAAAATCAAGACGTTCCATAATATAATATTCAATTAGAAAAATATATATTATTTTGGCTCCACCTTTTCCGAAGGTACTGATGTGGATTTAGTTATTTTTCTATTAAAAATTTACATATTCACTTTCGGAGCTTTTCTGGTACCATGACCATTTTTTCTTTTAGATATTTTTGCTAGACGAAGAGCTTTTGATCCTGGTTTACAGCCTTTTTCTAAAATACTATAATCCACTGCAGCAGCTTTTCCAGAAGTAATCGAACTTGCTAAACGTGCGAGTCCCCACGATTGTGCGGTTTGGTTAGGTCTAGAACCAGAAGAAAAATATGCTCCTTCGCCTTTTCTAATAATTTCTGCTAATGCTGCTTTAGAACAACCTGTTTTTCTTGCCAGTTCTGAATTTGCTCCAATTTTTGAAATATTGTATATTTTTTCAGCTTTAATAATATGTGGCGATCTTTTTACAGGATATGAAGAAACTTTACGTCTAGTATGATATTGCTCTTTTTTATACATTTTTCGTGATTTTTTTAATTCTCTGGCCTGCAAACTTCTATCTTTTCTTGTTAGACTCTTTGGCAAATATCGTAAATTTATTTTCATTATATAAATGCAAATAAATTTAATTTAAAGACTAATTGTGAAAAATTAAAAGAATGTCATTAGAAGAAATTTTAGCTGATTCTACAAATACCATAACAATCCTATTAAAAAAATACAAAGATAGCGAATATATGATTCAAAGAATAAAAACACATATTAATAATTATTTGCCAAATACACTTGAAAATGAGTTAAAAAATTATGAAGAAAGAGTAAATAGAAATACTTATTTGACAAATGAACAACAACTATTTATTCAAATTTTTCTAAATAAAAATAAATATTTTTATCTGCCAAACAATAACTTATTTTATGAATATAATGGAGAAAAATATTTAATTATTAAAGAAGATGATATTATTCATAAGCTTCTCTCTTCTATTTCTAAAGAAAGAGTTCTTTTGCAATGGAAACATAAAACAAAATCCAATATTATTAAACAAATAAAAGAGAGAAGTTTATTTAGTTCTATTCCAGAAACGGACACAATTCAAAATGTATTAAATGTTTTATATCCATCCTTTTTTCCCTCAAAGAATGCTGCCAAATATTTTCTTACTATCATTGGTGATAATATTCTAAAAAAAAATCAAAATTTAATTTTCTTAGTTACTTCAAAAATGAAACAATTTTTGAATGAAATAGATAATGTTGCTATCTCTTCAATTGGTAATAATAATAGTACTCATAATTTTATGACTAAATATCATGAAAATCATCCTTATACATGTTGCAGATTAACTAAAATTAATAATAATTTTTCAAATGAGGTTTGGAGAGAATTACTTAAAAAAATTGGACTTGACTTATTATGTGTTTCTGCCCATTATTCTAAACGTTATGAAAATTCTGATAAATTTATTGAAAACAAATCAGACGAAGAATTAAAGAACTATTCATATTATCTTAAAAATTCAACACAAAATACAATTGTGGAAGAATTTTGTAATAAATATATTATTTCTACAAATGATTGCAAAATAGAATGGAAAAATCTGCATTTTGTTTGGAAACAATTTCTCTCTACTAGTCATTTACCAAATATTATTTATTCTAATTATTTAAAAAATTTATTGAGAGAAAGATTTAATTATGACGAAGTCAGCGATTGTTTTATAGGCATTACTAGCAAATATTTACCAACACATATTGATTTTATAAAATTTTGGGAGAATACGATTTGCAAAGACAATATAGAACTATTTGATAATGAATTTGAAGTTGATGAATTGTCTTCTCTCTTCAAACTTTGGACAAAACAAGAAAAAGACGAACAACTATTAACGAATGGTCAAATTAATGAAGAAAATATTGTTAAAATTATAAAACATTTTTTACCTTCTATTGAAATCATTGAAGACAAATATATTTTAAACATATCTAGTAACATGTGGAATAAAATAAAAGACATTGAAAAATTCTTTATATTTATGAAAGAACAAATTAAAAATGATGATACATTAGCTTTAATCTCTTTTGATGATGCGTATAATTACTATTATAAATTTTGCAATACAAATTCTGCAAAATTTGTTGTTAGTAAAAGATATTTTGAAAAATATTTGTATTACAAATTACCACATCATATTGTATACGAAAAATTTATTGAAACTGCATGGTTTTATACTATTTAAAAAATAATAGATAATTTTTTTTAAATAGTTTATTTATTTTAATTTGCATTTCCGGCTCTAATTTGAACGGAAGGACCAGAAGTTCCTACTCCTTGTCCATCGTAAGATGCCGGGCTTAATGTGTAAGATCCACCTCTCATCTTTCTACTCATCTTTCTACTCTTCTTACCATCACCCTTCTTAAATAACTTAAATACACCTTTTTTAGGAACAAAACCAGCCTTGGCAAGGCGATTATTTTTCTTGGCTTTCATGGAAGCCTTTCTGGAAACAATACGACCATGTTTGTTATGTTTTAAATGTTTTTTTGTGAGACCACCTGGTGTATGATGGCATGTACCATTCATTACTTGAGCGCGAGATCCAACTTGACGTTCGTATGACATATATATTATTTGGAGAAAATAATATTTTTAAATTTTTTTAAAGAGAAACGCATTAGTTAAAACTATTTCTAGGAGGTGCACCACTACCTCCTGGCATCCCTTCTATTCTACCTAAATAATTTACATTCAATGGTTGTGCTAAATAAAAATTACCATACTGAGTTTTACCACCTTTACTAAAATTTACAATTTGAGATACTCTCATACTATTAGATACTCTTACTGACGGAGAATCTGAACCAGCATATGACAGACTTTTATCAAATTTATCTTGTGTACATGCACAAGTTAATGGTTGTAAATCTTTACGAGTAGCAATAGCCGCATTATATTCTGCAATATATTGAATTATTTTTCTAGTATTACTTTTTTTACCTGGTGTAAATTGTTGATAAGAAGTCATATTACTATTTATATTTATTTTATTCTATACATTTTATTTTTTTGGATTATAAAAAAATTGAATTAAAAAATTGAATTAAATAGATTTTACATATATCTAATTATGAGCGCTACTACCGACGTTACTTTATCAAAGAAATACCAAAAGAAGTCTGCTATTCAGCACATTTTGGATGCACCAGACACTTATGTTGGATCTATTGAAAAAATAGAATCTTTACAGCATATCCTAAATGATACTGAGGACAAAATTATTGAAAAAAATATTGAATACATTCCTGGTCTCTTCAAGTTGTTTGATGAGGGTATTGTTAATTGTCGTGATCATGTGGTGCGCATGTTACAGGCTATTGCTGTAGGACAACCTAATTGTCTTCCTGTTTCTAACATTGAGATTACCATTAGTGAAGATGGTACTATTACTATGTTGAATGATGGAAATGGGATTGATGTCGCTGAGCATCCTGAACACAAAACATGGATACCTCAAATGATTTTTGGAGAATTAAGAACTTCAACCAATTATGATAAGGAGGAAAAGAAAATTGTTGGTGGGAAAAATGGATTTGGATTTAAACTTGTTCTCATTTGGTCTACTTATGGTGCGATTGAAACTATTGATCATGTTAGAGGTCTCAAATATGTTCAAGAATTTAAAGATAACTTATCAGAAATTTGTAAACCGGTGATAACAAAATGCAAGAACAAGCCTTATACTAAAGTGACATTTAAACCTGATTATTCTCGCCTTGGTTTAGATGGTCTAACTTCGGACATGATTGCTTTATTGAAAAAAAGAATTTATGATATTGCAGCAGTGACTGAAAAGTCTATAAAAGTAAAATATAATGGTCAACCAGTTCCTATCAAGAATTTTCAGCAATATATAGATTTGTATATTGGTGAAAAGACAGAATCTCCTCGTGTTTACGAAGAGTTTGGTGAAGAAGGAAGATGGGAATATGCTGTTGCTTTAACACCTACACATGAATTTACACAAGTGTCATTTGTAAATGGCATTCACACTGCCAAAGGTGGTAAGCATGTTGAATATATTTTGAATCAAATTACTAGAAAACTTGGCGACTTTATTGAAAAGAAAAAGAAAGTAAAAGTAAATCCTAACAGCATTAAAGAGCAACTTATTTTGTTTTTGAGATGCGACATTGAAAATCCAGCATTTGATAGTCAAACCAAAGATTATATGAATACGCCTTCCTCTAAATTTGGATCTAAATGCGAAGTCAGCGATAAATTTATTGAAAAAGTCGCAAAAATGGGTGTCATGGATGCTGCACTTCAATTGACTGAAGTCAAGGAAAATAAAGCTGCTAAAAAAACAGACGGAGTCAAGAGCAAGTCAGTTCGTGGTATTCCTAAGTTGACAGATGCTAATTGGGCTGGTACTGAAAAATCAAAAGATTGCGTTATCATCTTTTGCGAAGGAGATTCAGCTAAGGCCGGTATTATTTCAGGATTATCTTCAGAAGATCGTAACAGCATTGGTGTGTATCCTATGAAGGGTAAGATTTTAAATGTTCGTGGTGAGTCTACAAAGAAAATATCCGAAAATAAAGAAATTGCCGAAATCAAGAAGATTCTAGGATTAGAAACTGGTAAGAAATATGAGACAACAGAGGATGTTAATAAACATTTACGTTATGGAAAGGTTCTCTTTATGACTGATCAAGATTTAGATGGTAGTCATATTAAGGGGCTTGGTATTAATTTATTCCAATCAGAATGGCCTAGTTTATCTGCTATTCCAGGATTTATTGGATTTATGAATACACCAATTTTGAAAGCCAAAAAAGGTTCTACAGAATTAAATTTCTATAATGATGGAGAATATAATGCATGGAAAGAAATAAATGACACCAAAGGATGGAAGATTAAATATTATAAAGGTTTAGGTACAAGTACTGGCAAAGAGTTTCGTGAATATTTTGAAAATAAAAAATTAGTAGGCTTTGAAGTTTCTGAGAAAAGCGATGATGCCATAGATATGGTATTCAATAAGAAGCGAGCAGATGATAGAAAAGACTGGCTAAAAGTCTATGATAGAAATGCATATTTGGATACATCAAAGACAAGTGTTTCCTATAATGATTTTATTGATAGAGAGCTTATTCATTTCTCCAAATATGATTGTGATCGTTCTATTCCTAACTTGATGGATGGTCTCAAGATTTCTTTGCGTAAGATTTTGTATTCGGCATTTAAAATGAATTTAAATACAGAGATAAAGGTCGCTCAGTTTTCTGGTTATGTATCAAAGGAAGCTTGTTACCATCATGGTGAGGCAAGTTTGAATGCTGCGATTGTCGGTATGGCGCAGAATTTTGTCGGAGCCAATAATATCAACTTGTTGTTGCCAAATGGTCAGTTTGGTACTCGGTTACAGGGTGGTAAAGACTCTGCCTCTGAAAGATATATCTTTACACAATTAAATAAAATGACTCGCACATTATTTCCGGCTGCTGATGATGCTATTTTGGATTATTTAAATGATGATGGAACTCTTGTAGAACCTATCTTCTATGCTCCTATTATTCCTATGGTTCTAGTAAATGGATCCAAAGGTATTGGCACTGGTTTCAGCACAGATATAATGTGTTATAATCCTTTGCAAATTATTAATTATTTAAAAAGTAAATTGTTAGACGAAGAACCTTGTCAAGAATTTATTCCTTATTATGAAGGATTTCAAGGTAAAATTACTAAAATCTCAGAAGAAAAATTCTTGTTCAAAGGTGTCTATGAAAAGGTCGGACCTGATAAAATTAAAGTAACTGAGTTACCTGTTGGATATTGGACTGAGGATTTCAAAGAGCTTCTTGAAGAATTAATTGATCCTAGTCCAGCAAAAGATGGTAAGAAAGTACAAGCTATTATTAAAGACTATGACGATATGAGTAAGGATACAAATGTTGATTTTACGATTACCTTTGCAAAGGGGAAGTTGGAAGAGCTTGAAAAAATAAACGGAGATAATGGTTGCAATGGTATAGATAAATTGTTAAAACTTTCCACAACTAACACGACAACAAATATGCACTTATTTGATGCAAATGATATTTTACATAAATATGAAAAAGTTTATGAGATCATTGATGCGTATTATGAAACACGTCTTAAAATGTACGGAACAAGAAAAGAATATATGATTGATGCTTTAGAAAAAGAGTTGGTTACATTGTCAAACAAGGCACGTTATATTCAAGAAAATTTAGATGGAACAATTGATTTGAGAAAGAAAAAGAGAGAAGAAGTCAATACCATGTTACAAGATAAAGAATATAATGTAATAGACGAAGATGGTGATTATAAATATTTGATTAAAATGCCTATGGACTCTGTTACAGAAGAAAATGTAGCAAAGTTACTCAAGGATAAGATTATTAAAGAAACAGAGTTAGAAAAAATAAAATCTACGACAATTCAACAAATGTGGCTTGGAGAATTAGACAAATTAAAAGATTTGTATTTGGAATATAAAGAAGACAGAACTAGATCCACTTTATCTACCTTTAAGAAAGGTGGAGCCAAATCTAAGTCCGGAGTTAAAAAAAATATTGTTATTAAAGAGTAAATCCACCTTTTCCACCTTTTCCACCTTTGAAAAAGGTGGAGCCAAATATAAAAATATAATAAAAATTATTTATAAATTTTTTTACTTCATATAAAATTAATTATGAAGTAAAAAATTCCACTTTTAGACCAAAGGTACTGGTGTTGCAAAAGTGGAACAAAATTATACAAAAATTATACAAAAATAGTAGGTTTGGCTCCACCTTTCTAAAAGGTGGAAAAATAGTAGGTTTGGCTCCACCTTTCTTAAAGGTGGAAAAGGTGGATTTAGTCTTTCAAATTATTCTTTAGAACTTTATCCACATTGATTTCATCATAATTCTCTCTACATTCAATAAATGAAAATATATTTTGTAAATTATTTTTATCAAACATCCTTTCAAAGGTAGTAAAATAACACCAATCTTTATTTTGACAATAAAAATCGTATAATTCTTGATTCATTTTATACAAATTTAGAACCGAATTTTTATCTTTTTTATGCCAATCACTTTGACTTTGAGCACCAATATTCTCTCTTATTTGAATTATTAACTTTGTTTGAGGAAATAATTGTTTAAAATATTTTAACAAATTTACTTTTTTGTTATCATAACGAATCTCTTTAAATCCCCATAAATTAGTATTTGAATCTTTTTTAAACATGGCGATAATGAGGTCTTTAATTTTTTGTTCCATTTCAGGCATTTTATAAGAATTATACCAAGATGGTTTCACATTTTTGCTAACAATTTCTTCATAAGATGCCGGTTTATAATGACCAGGTATTTGATGTCTAGATGATGCATGTAATTTTATATAAAAATCTAGTAAACTATTGACAGCTCCATAATTCTCTCCGCATATATTACTATTTGGTATAGTATTGATTATTCGTTGTAGACTCGTGGAACCGGAACGTCCAGTTGCGCAAATTAAAACTATTTTATCGTTTGACATAATATATAATATATAATATCTTAAAAAAGAATATTATATATATACGCATTTGTTTTTTATTTTTCAAGTCTTAAATATAGTGATCTTATTTTTTTCTGATAGTAATCTTGATAATATATAAATGTAATAATGAAAGTAAATCCACTAGTTAGTTCTTTTACTTTTAAGTGATCATATCCTTGGATTCCATTTAATGGAAAAGGGATCATAGGAATTATATTTCTTACAATATATATGACAATTCCTATTACCCATGCGAATAAAATAACTTCTAATATTACTCTCCAAATTGGTTTTTTATTTTCTTCTTCTTCATTAAACTTACCAAGAGAAAGATCAAATATTTTTGCAAATATTATTCCTAATATTAAATATAGTGCAGTAATGTAACCAATATCAAATATTTTAATACTTCTAATAATTAACTCTTTTTTAAAGTTCATATAATATATAAATATATTTTTCCACCTTTAAGAAATGTGGAGCCAAATATACGGCAAAAAGTGAGGTTTTGCTCCACTTTTTCAAAAGTGGATTAGAACCATCCCTTAAATTCCAGTTGACGATCATTTTGACTAGTCATAACAGGATGAGCAATTGGAATAACTAAGGTACTCACATCATTAATGTACTTCATATATCCCTGAGCTTCACTATATACTTGTTGAATACAATATTCTAGTACCATTTTATTTAGCTCATGTACTTGTTGTTGAATATCATTTGGTTTATTTGCTGAGTATTGAAGAAATATACTTCTCATAATTACTTTAAGAGTGTCACAATCTTGCTGACCAATTTTATATTGACCATTAGAACGATTATACACGCCTGATATAATAGCATGTTGTAAAACTTGAATATTATTCTGACAGAAAAAAGCATCAGACAAATTATTTTTACTCCATAAACCTTCAGTTGGATTTCTAAATGTTACACACTGGTTTGCCGGAATTTTATCATATAATCCAAATAATGCCGAAGTGTTCGGTGTTTTTATGTCTACTCGTCCATTGTTTATTCTATTCATTTATATTACTTCAATAGAAAAAATTATATATTATTTTTTTATAAATATATATATATTTATATGGACGGATTTAAAAAAATAGTTCTTTTCTCTGCTATTATTATATTAATTATTTCTTTAGTATTAATAGGTCTTGCATTAACTTATGCTAAAGATGAAACATGGCCTCCTATGGTGCCAAGCTGCCCAGATTATTTTGTAGTTGATGGTTCTGGAAATGATGCCACTTGCGTAGATATTAAGGACTTAACAATGAATTCAAATCCTAAGTTTTGCCGACCTGCACCTGGAAGTAAAGATAAACATTATAGAATTAATTTTAATTCTGCAGCATTTACCGGCGCAAATGGTACATGTAATAAATATAATTGGGCAAATACATGTGGTATAGCATGGGATGGTATTACTTATGGTGTACAAAATCCTTGTCAAACAACGGCATAAAATACAATATAAAAATATTATAAAGGACTTTTATATATAAAATATAATGAATATTAGCGATGAAATTAAAAAACAAATAACATATATATATTTAACTACTTGTAATAATTATAAATGGGAAGACCAAAAAATATTTTTAATTAAACAAGATGCTATAAATTACAGCTATAAATATCCAGATATAAGAGTTGAAATTTTTTGTAAAACTTGTTTTGAACCTGGATATCTACCAACGTATTCATATTATAAACAAGGTATTTTATTAGAACGAAATAGCATTGATAGTGCGAATTAAAATATTCACCGGTATAAATATAGTATACAAAAATGTTATAAATATAAATTTCTATTATATTTATAATGAATGAATTCATAAATAAATATAATTTTACAGAAAATATATTTGAAAATATTTATAATTTACCCGATGATTTAATAATACATATAAAAGAATTTATCCCAAAAAAAAGTTTTGTTTTTACAAATAGAGAGAATTATAAATTATATCATAAATTGTTAAAACAATGTATTGTAAATTACGAAAATTATATTCGTGATACAATTCGCAGGGATAATTTTTTTGTTTTTGAAAAAATTTTTACAGAAAATTTTACAATATGGACAAAAATATATAACTATATGTATAAAAATATGATATTTAAAAATTATTTATATTTTGTCATACATTATTGCATTGAAAATGAGTCTACAAATTGTAGAGAGGTTTTCATGGATTTTTTAAAACAACATGGATTCGATAAAAATCTACATAAAAAGAATCTTGTAAAGTATATAAGATGGAAGAATTAAATATGAATGAGATTTTAAACAGAGAAGAAAAAGCTGCTTCTATTAAAAATATTCTACGTGATTTTGAAATGAATAAAAATAATATGCTTTTTAAAAAAGGTATTTATGTTTATGGTGACCCTGGTACTGGTAAAACTACTTTTGTAATGAATATTTTAAAAGAACTTGACTATGATATTATTAAATATGATGCAGGCGATATTAGAAATACAGCAGTTATTGAGGATATTACAAAACATAATATGTCTGATAAAAATATTATGAGTTTATTAAATAAAAAAATAAAAAAAATTGCAATTATCATGGATGAAATTGATGGCATGAATAATGGTGACAAAGGAGGTATTAATACATTAATTAAACTAATACGTCCAAAAAAAACAAAAAAACAAAAACAAGAAGAAGTAACAATGAATCCTATTATATGTATTGGTAATTATAAAGTAGACAAAAAAATTAAAGAATTGATTAAAGTATGCAATACGATTGAATTAAAGACACCAAATAATGCCGAAACTACTACTATTGTAAGTTATTTATTACCTAAAACAGATCAACTATTGAAAGAAAAAATAATCTCATTTGTTCAGGGTGATTTAAGAAAATTAAATAGTTTAATTAATTTGCATAAAAGTAAACCAGAATTATTTACTATAGAAGTAATTGAAAATATTATGCAAATTAAATCATATAATGATGATACAAAAAAAATAACGAATAAATTAATAAATAATTATTATACTTTTAAACAACATAATGTTGTTATGAATGAAACTGATAGAACTAGTATTGGACTTTTATGGCATGAAAATATAATTGATATCATTGATAAATTAGAAAAGAAAAAATCAATACCATTTTATATTCAACAACTTGAAAATATTTGTTTTGCTGACTATATTGATAGAATTACTTTTCAAAAACAAATATGGCAATTCAATGAAATGAGTTCTTTAATCAAAACATTTAAAAATAATAAAGATTATCATGAAAATTTTAAACAAAAACAAAGTTTACAAGATATACGTTTTACTAAGGTATTAACCAAATATTCTACTGAATATAATAACTCGTTATTCATACAAAAGTTGTGTCAAAAACTTGGTATGGATAAAAAAGATTTATTCGGATTTTTTATGGAAATAAAAAGTAAAAATGATGATTCACAAATTGTAAATTTATTAGAAAATTATGAAATTAATAAATTAGACGTTAATCGCATTTATAGATATATTGAAAAATATATTAAAGAAAATGCTACTGGTACTATTGACAACGAAATTGAATATGAAGAAGAAGAAATAGAGGATACTTAATTCAATCCATTCCACCTTTTATTATTTCAAATGCCGATATTTTATAATTAGAGAATAGTATATAAAAAATTTTTATCTATTATATGTAAATGGAAAATATAATAGATAAGCTTACCAAAATAGAAGATAATAACTCTTGTGAAAATTGGACTATAGAAGAAAAGAAACAATTATTAGATATATATTTTATAATATCTAAAAAAGAAACTCATATATTTGATTTAATATATAAATATCATGGTTGTGATAGTTGGGAAGATATTTTCCGTGATTATGATAGTAAGTATTTGGAAGATAAAACAACTGGTGTAGAAATTGCTATAAATGAAATAGTTGAAAAAATAAAATTAACTAAAAGATAAAAAATATAATATTATAAATCGGCGTTTTAATAAAAATGCCAATACATGTAAATCAACCAGCATGTTGACCAAGTATTAACACTATCTCAGTTTTTTCAATTTCTTTATATTTATCCGTATTTATAAATAAATCAAAATCAATTGGTCTAGAAATACTATTTGTTCCATCTCTATCATAACCCCATCTATCCAGTGTTAATATTCTTTTTACAGGAACTAATAAATATTTATCAAATAAACATCCCTTGTCTAAAGTCTGGATTACTATACTTTTACCATGGGATTTATGACATGAACCATTATTTGTAAACTCATTTATTAATTTCTCTTTTAGATCTAAACAATTTTCTGGTAATTAATTATGACCAATAATTCTTGAGTATATTTCATTAAAGAAATCATTATTGTCTTCAATAAATCCATAATACAACATTTGTTTAATTAGAGTAACATTATTTTCGTTTATTTCTAATATAAGGTCTGATAATAAAATCTTAATTCCAATTGATGCTGTAGCAGTTTCGCACCTTCCCATTATTATAATATATATATTTTATATTGTAATATATATTTTATTATTACTCTAACTAATGTAGGTTGTTTTGTGATATTTTTTTGCTCAGTTTAATTGAATATAATAATTATATATTCAATGAAATTCGTTCAATGAAATTAATAAAATTTGTCTCTTAGCTTCGCTTGTAACCTTTTTAAAATGTTGATCGTTTTATTCTTAAACGATCATTACGCTTCACTTCCCACTTATTAATAATGTTTTGTGGAATAACAATATGCAAATGTCTCATACAATGATCAGGTGAAGTATAAAACAATAAATTTGAACCATTCTTACTCATTACTTTACATGTAGTCATTCTTGTTTTAAAATACACATCTTCATCTAGAGAACCAACTAATTCCTTATAATATTCACCTGTTTCTGCATCTCTAATACGATTTCCAATAAATCCAGTTGTATAAATATCAATTTTTGACTTTTTTAACGTACCATCTGACCGCTCAACGAATCCACATATTTTTGAATATCCTCTATCCATATTTTTGGCTTCGTTTAAATAGTCCTTATTAGAACCAGAGTCATCAAAAGTTTCGTTAGGTACAGAATCCCAGTAGTCCATGTTGTCTATTACTATAATAAACTATATAGCTTTAAATACATTTTATTAATTGTATAATCATATAATCATATAATCATATAATCATATAGTATTACTAACTATTGGTTGTGATTGTGATAGTTCTATATATTTTTCTGTATAAGAATTTACATTATTGTCTTGTGTTTTCTTTTCTTGCGTTTTTTTTTCTTGCGTTTTCTTTTCTTGTATTTTTTCTTGTATTTTTTCTTGAATTAGTTTTGTAATAGTGTTTTCTAAATATTTTACTTTTTCGTAAAGTTGTTTATTCTCTAATGATAATTGTTGTATTAAGTATATTTGTTCGTTGAATTTTTTTTCTAAAACTTCCGGAGTTATCATATTTTTCTGAAGATTTGCTTCTTGTTTTCTTTGTTCTTGTATCATTTTTTCTCTCCTTTCTCTAATCTCTTTTATCTCTTTTTGTACATCTGGTTTATTTTCCAGACTTCCAGGTTCATATGACTCTAATAGGATATCAATATCTTCCATAAAAAATTTTAAAATATCTGTCTCTTTTATCAAATCCGCAGGTTTTATTGAAACTTCATTTACAAATGGATTTGGCATTTGATTTAATAGTTCTTTTTTATCAAATGAGTTGTGATTATGAGAAAATACAATAATTGATTTATTTGTATCTAATTGAACAAATGGAATTGTATAATCTTTTAAGAAAAATTTTTCTTCTGCAATTGCGGCCGTTTCATTAAATTTGGTTTTTGTTAATAGTTCGCGTCTAAATGCAAATGTGGCTGCAGTTGAATGATTGGGACCATAAGGACCAAATTGGAACATCTTATTTATATGCTTGAAATAAATTAACATTGCACTTGAACCAGCACATAATGCTTTCGGATTTTTATTCAATATTTCTACTGCATGACTAACTCTTTCAGGTGGATAATAATCGTCATCATCCATATAAACTATGATTTCTCCTTTTGCTTTTTCATTTGATATATTACGTTTCTTACCTAGTGTTAGCTTGGTATCATATTTAAAGTATTTCACTTGTGGTATATGAGTAACGAGATCTTCTATTTTATCTGTACCATCATCTATAATAATCCATTCTATCTTGTCTTTTGGGTAAGTTTGATGTTCAAAACATTTTAACATCATAGGTACAAAAGGGCGACGATTAAATGTAGGTGTGCAAATGCTTACAAATGGATAGTTTAATTTTTTATCTTTTCCCATTACTTAAATAATTATATGTATTTAAGTAATTATTATAGTAAAAACTGAGCATATTTTTTATTGAATTTTTTCAATTCTCTTACAATATTATTTGAATCTATTTCTATTAGTTTAAATTTTTTTCCACCTGATTGTTTTTGTTGTGGATTTAATGTTTCTTGTTTTGGTCCCGGAGGTGTTCCTGGAGGTGTTCCTGGAGGAGCAACTGGAGGAGTTCCTGGTTTTGCTGGAGGAGAAGTTACGATTGTTCCTGGTTTTGCTGGAGGAGAAGTTACGATTGTTCCTGGTGCAACTGGAGAAGTTCCTGGTTTTGCTGGAGGAGAAGTTACGATTGTTCCTGGTTTTGCTGGAGGAGAAGTTACGATTGTTCCTGGTGCAACTGGAGAAGTTCCTGGTTTTGCTGGAGGAGGAGTTACGATTGTTCCTGGTTTTGCTGGAGGTGTTCCTGGTTTTGCTGGAGAAGGAGTTACGATTGTTCCTGGTTTTGGCGGCATTGCTGATATCTCATTCTTATTAGTAGTAGTCATTCTCATACGATCACGAAATGTAGCCTTTTTATCACCTGTATCATCATCACTAATAATATCATTTTCTGGTGGTGGATCGCATGGTACTTTGTATGCTTGTGTACTATTAATTTCAACTTCAACCCTTTCATCTAAATCACTTTTTACAGGAACAAACATTTCAATAACTTTAAAATAATAAATACAAAATAAAGTTATTACTGCAAATATAGCAGGAGTATACCCCAAATATGTATATGCATTTGTTATAACATAAAAACTAAACATACTCATAATAATTAACTTGTTATACTTAAAAAAATAAACAAATAATTCAGTAATAGAACTTTTTTTACCTGCCAATGTTATTTTATACATTAATAATGAAATAAGACAAAATATACTAAACACCGCTCCAAATATAAGTAAACCCTGCGTAATGAGTAATGTAAATAATATTCCAATAAATATAAACATAACAATAACTGCCATTAAATATGCTGTCCATTCTGATGATCCTTCTACTGTCTTTGTTGAATCATTTGGATCTTGTAACTCATTCCAATGAACATTTTCCCACTCAGGAGGACCATTTTTATATTTTACAATTCCATCTTTATTAACAATAATATTTACATTTTTCTTCCACAGCCAACTCAAGTTACTTATCCAATAATAACAAAAGAATATTATGTTAATTATTATACCAACTATAAGAATAAAAAAAGCTAAATAGGGTCCAAATAATACTAATAAAAATTCAGGTAACTGATTTAAAAATGAAAACATAAAATTGTAATAATTTAAATTCTTTAAAAATAAAGATTCTAAAATAGCAACAAAATAATTTCCTAAAGCTGATGACTTAGCGTTGTCTTTATATTCTTTTAAAGATTTAAGTATTCCATCTAATAATGAATTATGTGTATCCGGAAATTCTAATATCATAGCTTTTCTTGGTTTTATAAAAAATAAATTTGTAAATATATGTAGTTCAATGTGTTCAGGCTCATGACCTTTTTCTCCTGTATATGGAAAACAATTTACGTCTGTTGGTAGTATATTTGACTGCGCTACTTTACAGAAATATATTACGAGTAAACTAAATATACACCAAATCAAAAGTTTTAATCCTGAGCTTATTGTATTTGAAAAAAATTCTTTTAATTTTGCAAAATATTCTTGTCTTTCTGTACTAGGTTCTTTTTGTGCTTCATCTAATGCTGATGTTGCACCAGTTGATACATCTTCTGAACTAGGAGATTCAAACATTACTTATATTAAAATGATATAAAATATTTGAGATTTTATTTAATAGCTAATCTCAATTTTATATATCCTTATATTATATGGCTTTTATTCAAAAGAAATATAATACTATACTTTTAGCATTCATGTGTGTTATTTTATTAGTCTCAATATTTTACTGGATTCATTTTTTAACAATTAATAACTATATTGTAGAATGTTTTACATCCGGACCTGTTCAAGAAAATGGTAACTCTACTAGTCATTCAGTAGATTTACCTCTAACTACTAAATATAGTTGTACAAATTTCTGCGGTCCAAATGCAAGATGTTCTAATACAGGTCAGCAATGTATGGCTGATATTGATTGTCCTGGTTGTCAACCTTACTCGCCACCTTTGCCACTATCAGGACAACCTATACCTGGAGACAATGATGCCGGTAAACTAACCATAGGAGTTACACCACAATATTCTTCTTTGACGAGTGGTTATGGAACACATGAAAGAATAATTACAAATAATATGTTTTCAAAACCTATTATGCCTAACTTTGGTGGTAATATCTGGTTCTCTCAATTTGAATCAGATGAAGACCTTTTTGATAAAAGATATAAACCATCTGATCTACAATTTATGCCAAATTATCCAAAGAGATATTCTTTAACTGGACAATTTATTGAAGATGGACCATTTGCTGCAAATTCACCTATCCACCTTTGAATCCACCTTTGAGAAAGGTGGAGCCAAAAATATAACCAAAAATACAACCAAAAATATAACCAAAAATATAACTAAAAATACAACCAAAAATAATAAATTTGGTTCAACCTTTTTTAAAAGTTGAATCAATTAATACTTCCTTTGCTACATTTTTAATGATTTTTTCTTCTTTTTCAAAATCATTATCTCCTGCGCCTCCCATGGATTCTATTATAATTTTATTGAATTGGTCAGACACTTTGGATGTGCTTTTTCTCCAGTCAGGATACAGCTCTTTAAATTCAGAAATTAAATTTATATTTTTATTGGTAATTTTTTTCACCATTTTATGTAATTTGGCTTTCTTTTCATCTTCTTTTTCCCACTTATCTTCATCTTTAATGTACATTGTTTCTCTCTTTTTGTCTGTGCAGTGAACTGGTCTAAGTGTTACATCCAATGCATTCAAATTCTTTACAATAATATTAGAAATTCCTTCAATATAACCAACTTCGCCAACATTTTCCAAGTCACTTAGTTGTAATTGGAGAGAATCTATAAAGGCAGACATGTTCATTGCATTTTTACAAGTTTCATTTAAAAAGAATTGCAAGTTAAAGGTTTTATTATGAGAATTATTATTGTTATTTATGTTATAGTTACTACTATTCTTTGCTAACTCTAACATTTGTTTATTTTGATCTATCAATAAATGTTTAAATTCAGAATTTTCCTTCATTAAGTAATTAATTAATGCTTCTGTATCATTTGTTTGTTTTTCTAAATTAAATTTTTCTTTACATACTTTATAATGTTTCCATAATCCAACACGCGACTTGTATTCTTTTTTACAAATTTGACACGGGAAAGGTATTTTAGTAGGACAATTTGTTAACAAATTGTTAACTTCTGTTAATTTTTTATGTTTTGCAGTTAAAATATGTTTATCGTAATCTTTTTTGTTATTAGTTTTGATGTTACATTTTTCACACATATATTTTGGGAAATCGGGGGAATTTTTGGATAACATTTGTTTATAATTAGTTAACAAAATATTTCCCTAAATATTTATTTTAAAAAATAATAAAAAAATTATGCTAACGTTTTGAAAATTATTTTTTTGGTAACCAGACCATAAAATTCAATTATGGTCACAACGGTCGCCTTTTTGAGCAAAGTATTTTGGGTTTTTGAAAAATGGACAAAAATAAATGTCCATTTTTGAATTTCTGGAAAAACTTTCCCAAGAAAAAATGAAAGAGTCGGCCTACATGAGTAGGAAACTTTTTTTGACCATTTTCACAGAAATTCAAGAATTTCCTTACATAGTGTAGAGAGAAACAATGGCAAAGTCTTTAAGTAGGATAAATGAAATAATATATTTTTAAAACAAAATGCAGCAAAAGAGTTAGGTTATAAATATGAAATTTGGATATATGATCAAAAAGGTAATAAAGTTCAACAGCATAAATAATATTTTATAATTATTAATAAAAATATTATTACGATAATTAGATTGCATACATAAGTCCGGCATTGCCAGAAATTATTTGTAAAAAATTTATTCGCTCTTCTATTAAATACATATTAAAATTGTAATCATAAATGCGCCAAGTGGGCTTATTAATGCCGACAATATCTCCCGTCGCAGGATCGCAAATTGTCATTACTTGCGCATATGGATCTACAGGTGGACTTATAGTTGTTATTTCAAATTGAATATTAGTAAAACGACTCATATTCATGGCTCCACTTGGTTGTAACTGAAATGGGTCAGTATTTAAACAAAAGTTATAACAATATAACCCGGAAGGTGCATTTCCAGCAGTTCGCACATATTTTTCCACAAAATTAAACACGCCTGCATCTAATATGTTCTCTCTATATTGTCCATCTAATTGTATACCGAGTGCGACCAAAATTTCTTTTATATTTTGCGGATTATAAACGCCGGTAATAGCAAGACCACTTAGCGCCCCATCTGGGTTCAATCCTGGTCCCAAAAATGGGTATAAATAACCATTTGAACTAGTATTTGGAATGTCTCCTGCAGTAGATGCAGGTATTATATCTTGAGGCATATAGTTATAAGGCCAATTCGTATAATTAGACCACTCATTTCGCAAATTTGCATCACTTCGTTGAAAATAAAACATCCAACTTATGACCATTCCAACTGAATCTAAATCTATCTTATTCTGACCTGTAACATTATAAAATGTATTTTCATAAACTTGTTTGAACAAATATTTTTGCTCATTTTTGGCAAAAATTTCTGCTTCATCATTGGAGAGAAATGAATAAGTACAATTTAAATTAATATCTGCGTTCCATGATGTTCTTGTGTCTATATATGAATTAGGTCCTAAAGTCTCATCTGGAGGTGTTTGCAAAAATCTGTATAACTGCATATAATATTGATTAAAATTAGGTGCAACCACGGGAAAGTTATTTGGATAATCCATCACATCACGAATAGTAAACCATTGATTAATAGGTCTAAAAGACACATTAATTTGCAATTCATTATATTGTAATGCAATCAAAGGGAAAGCCTGAAAAGTAGATAAATTAAACCAAGCCCCTAAAGGAATATACAAAATGCGACCATTAATGGAAGGTTGTGCGCCGGCTGGACTTGTTGTATAATAAGTATTTGGATAAGAGTTTACACGAGCACCAGAATTTCCGGGATCATTAAGCTCTGGTGTATTACCAATCATTTCATCAAACAATGCAAGTTTCTGACTATTAAAATCTCTTTGAGCAGATGATAATATGTATTGACCTGAATATTGTTGTAATTGTTGGTTGCCACAATTAATGGTAATTCGGCTTATAATTTGGGCGCCCAAATTTTGTATCCACTTGAATTCATAGGGGGCCCAATTTGTAGTGGTAGTTGAGCCGTCTGGGTTTAAAACCTCCTGAGGCGGCAAAATAGGACTCCAAATGCTAGGTAATGTCACGCAAATGTAGCAGTCCATAAGAAGATCAGCGTACCTCGATACTTTAAAATTAAAAGTAGATTCTGTTGTTAAATTTAATATTGGTGTACCCTCAAAATTTAGTCGGAAATTTTGTTTACCAAAATTTGTATATTTTTTAAACGTTGTTTTCCAAAAAGTCTTGCTAGGGTTTCCATTTAATATAATATTCTGTTGCCCAACGGCAACTAATTGCATAAGACCACCCGCCATACTAAATATATATTATAGAAATGTTTTAATTCTTTATTTCATCATAATATAATTTAATAATTTCTAATAGTTCATTATTTTCTTCATTTTCAATTCTTTTTATTTGTTTTCCAATTTCTTCTTTCAAAACAGACAAACGAGTATAAAGCATAGGATTTACTGATTTGTCATTTTTATCCTTAAATTTATCTGGATTAAAACGAATATAAATAAATTTTCCTCCATGTAACATAAACAAATCATCATAACGTATTTCTTCATCTAAAATACTATAACTTTTATGTTGATTTTCATCAGTCTCAATACATAAAAGAGTATTTCCAATTAACTTTCTATGATCAATTCTTCTTCTATGAGAACATTCACAATTTCCACTCCATAAAGGTTTATCATGTTGAAACCCTTTAAAATTAAAATTAATAAAATCTCTTACTGCAATTTCTTTTGTTTTACAACGAATTTGGAATGTTAATGAATCATTTGGAAATAAATTTTGATAACATGAACTACAATAACCTTTATATTTGGGATTTGCAGTTGTTCCTAAACAGAAATTTGCTTTACAAATTTTTCTTTTTATATCTATCATATTTTGTAATTTATGTTTTAAACAATAAATACCATTTTTTTCTCCTTTATAATTGTAACATGGAGTTATAATACAATCTGGATATGAACAATTTTTACTAATTACATCAACCATATTAGGTAACTTATGTGATACACAATATAATGCTTTACTTTCATTTTTATAATTATAATGACAACTAATTTTACAATTAGGATAAATACATGTTTTATTTTTAACATTAATCATTTCATCTAATTTATGTTCATAACAAAACCGAGGTTTTTCATTTTCAAAATTGAATATAGGTTGTGTTTTACAATTTGGAAAATTACATTTTTCATGAACAATATCTATCATTCCATTTAATTTATGTGCACAACAAAATCTACCTATTTTTTGTCCTTCATAGTTAAAATTTGGTTTTATTTTACATAGTTCATATTCGCATCTTTTATTAATGATATCATACATATCATCTAGTTTATGTATTTTACAAAATCTACCTATTTTTTGTCCTTCATAATTAAATGAGGCTCTTATTTTACATAATTCATATTCACAATACTTATCATTAACATTTACCATTAAATCTTTTTTATGTTGTAAACAAAAAATAGCTTTTGTTTCATGTTCATAATTATATGTAGCTCTTGTTTTACAATCATTATAAACACAATTTTTACTTTTATTTTTAATATCAATCATCCCATTTGAACAATGTTCTAAACAATATAAAGCTTTTATTTCATTTCCAAAATTGTAACATGAATATTTTGTACAATTTTCTCCACGACATAATTGACTAACCAATCCATACTCTTCCTTATGTTCTTTACATCTAATAGGCTTTCCATAAAATTCACCATAACTAGCCTGCTTACGACAAGTCTCAAATTCACACAACTTTGGCATTTTTATAATATACTCCAATATTATATTTAAGTCATTTATCCCTACTTTTAATTTAAGAGATAAATTCATTAATATTTCATCAAAAAAAATCAACTATAGGAATTATAACCGAAAACTAACTAATGCAAAATATAATATAAAGAAAATATATGAAAAACATTCCTTTTACATCAAATATAAGTAGAGACCCACAAAGTATTTTTGTTATCACTATAGAAACCATTATTTTTGGCGTTTCTGGAATAATTCTAGGTATTATAGTAGATAAATTATTTATCATGTTATCAAAAAAATATAAAAACTATAAAATTCCAATTTCTATATTACAAATCGTAGTTTCTGGACTCGTGTTAGGTATAATGTATATATATGTATTTTCATATTTTACAAACCATTTTCAACGAACTTTATCTGAAATAGTATTTCCAGCTTTATTTTATGGTGTTCAAAGTAATATTTTTTCAACATGGCGCGAATTATATTAGAAAATAAAATTGTAAATAAAAAACAAAAAATGTATTACAAAAGTTATATTATTTTTATTTATTTTTTAAAATAATATAATATATTAGATTATGTCATCAAGTTCAAATACACCAAATATAGCAAATCAAATAAAACAAACAATTGCGTCTACATGGGAAAATACAAAAAAATTAATGACTAGTTTAGATGAAACATTTCAAACATATTTGATTTTCATGATAATTATTATTATTGTTCTTGCATATTTGGGATATCTATCATATATTGCTTCCCTTCAAACAAAAGAATGTGCTTATATTGATAAATTATATTCAGATGTTGATGGATATATAGTGCCAATTTCTGTAAATAATACTGATTTTTCATTCAAATTATTTGATTATTATATAAAAACAGCTTATAATGCATGTTCAGGTGGTAGTTATAAAAATGACTATGTAGATATTTGTAATTTAAAAGCAATTATAAAACAAGGTGTTCGTTGTTTAGATTTTGAAATATATTCATTGGAGAATGAACCCGTAGTAGCTTCAAGTACATCTGATAGTTATTTTGTAAAAGAAACATTTAATTCAGTACCTTTTTCAAAAGTATTAGAAACTATAGATGGATATGCTTTTGCAAATGGTACATCACCTAATCCTACAGATCCTATAATAATTCACTTAAGAATTAAAAGTACCAACCAAGAAATGTATTCAAGATTAGCAACATTATTTAGTAATTATAAGAAAATGTTAGGAATTAATTATAGTTATATAAATACTGGAAAAAATATAGGTATGAAGCCATTAATTAATTTTCAAAATAAAATTATTTTAATTGTAGATAAATCAAATGATGCATTTTTAGAAAATGAAAAATTTATAGAATATGTAAACTTATGTAGTAATTCTATCTATATGAGAGGTTATCATGCTTATGATGTTAAAAATAACCCAGATATTAATGAATTAACTATTTTCAATAAGTCCGCAATGACTATAGTTTTTCCGGATAAAAAAATAAATCCAGAAAATCCAAATGGACTAGTATGCAGAAGTTATGGATGTCAAATGATAGCAATGCGTTATCAACAGGTGGATAATTATCTAATTGAAAATGCTAAATTTTTTGATGAGGGTGGTGCAGCATTTGTTTTGAAACCTCCAGAATTAAGATATCAACCTATTATTATAGAAGAACCACCGCCTCAAAATCCAAATTACTCATATGCAACACGTACTATTAATTCAGAATATTATACTTTTAAAATTTAAAATTACAACAACCATTCATTAAGAATAATATTTAAATCTGGAATCAAATATTTATCCACAATTTTTTTAGCAAGTAATCTATTAATAATATCGCGTCTATATTTCTTTATTTGTTTAAATTCATTCATCATATTTTGCATTTTTAGTCCAGGACTCCAGTTACCACTACAATAAATGGAACTACAACAAAAACACTTAATATCATTATATATTCTTAATTCATTCATAGTTTTTGGTGAATCTACTTTTAAATATTGTTTATAATCCTTATAATTAATACAAAATTTTATAGGGGGTGTAAATGGATAGTTTTTGGAGAGAATAAAACTATAAATATTATTATCTTCATTAGGAACAATGTTTATTTTAATAGTAGACTGGTGAAAATGTGTATAGTTTTCTTCAAATTCTAAATGAACATAAGCATTGTTTTTTTTGAACTCAACTATTTCATTAACAATTCTTTTCTTTATAGGTCCATTTTGAAACCTATCCAAGTGAAATAAAATATCATTATCTAAAAATTGGGAACTTGAAAGTGCAGCCATTATATAATGATTAGTTATTATCTTTATTTACTAATAAAATAAAATCATTTTTATTTTATAAGTATTTAATCTAATGATAATATAAGAAGTTTATGAAAAATAAAAATATATGCAAAGATTTAACATTTGAAGATTGTGAATTAGCAATATTGCGTATGGCAGTAGATAAAGCAGAAGAAAAAATGGGTAAACGTGTAGTAAATTCTGAAGATATTAGAAAGATTATTAAAATAGTTGAGGATTTTATTCAAAAAAATAGCCTTATTTGTTATGGAGGCACTGCTATTAATAATATATTACCATCTGACGACCAATTTTATAATAAAGAAGCGGAAATACCTGATTACGATTTTTTTACTACAAATGCGTTAGATCATGCAAAGGAATTGGCTGATATTTATTACGAAAATGGGTTTACTGATGTTGAAGCGAAATCAGGTGTTCATGAAGGAACCTATAAAGTATTTGTAAATTATATTCCAGTTGCAGATATAACAAATATTGCAAAACCAATTTTTAATGCTATGAAAAAAGATGCGATTCGTGTAAATGGAATATTATATGCGCCACCAAATTTTTTACGCATGAGTATGTTTTTAGAATTATCAAGACCTGCAGGTGATATTAGCCGTTGGGAAAAGGTATTAAAACGTTTATCTTTATTAAATAAAAATCATCCATTAACTTCTATTGATTGTAACAAAGTAGACTATCAAAGAGAGATGGAAAACAAAGACAAAGAGAGTGAAATCTATGAAAATGTACGTAATACATTTGTGAATCAAGGAGTTGTATTTTTTGGTGGGTATGCGGTTTCTTTATATTCACAATACATGCCAAAAAAACAAAGAATAGAATTACATAAAATTGCTGATTTTGATGTATTATCTAATGATCCAGAAACAAGTGCTCAAATAGTTCAAGAAAGACTAAAAGATATAGGTATAAAAAATACAAAAATAATAAAACGGGATCCAATCGGTGAAATAGTTCCTATGCATTATGAGATTCGTATAGGAAATGATACAATTGCTTTTATTTATAAACCGATAGCATGTCACAGTTATAATGTATTGAATATAAAAGGTCAAAAAATAAAAGTAGCAACAATTGATACTATGTTAAGCTTCTATTTGGCATTTTTATATGCAGATAAACCTTATTATAATGAGTTTTTTGAGAGAATTCTATGTATATCAAAGTTCTTGTTTGATGTTCAGCAAAAAAATAGACTACAACAAAAAGGTTTACTGCGACGTTTTAGTATAACATGTTATGGTCATCAAGAGTCACTTGAAGAAAATCGTGCACATAAAGCTGAAAAATATAAGGAGCTAAAAGAAAAAGGTGATAAAGAAGAATTTCAAAAATTATTTTTAAACTATAAACCAGATGAAACCAATAAAAGTGAAAAGAAACCAAAAATAAAAAAAGAAAAAACCAATAAAAGTGAAAAGAAACCAAAAAAAGAAAAAACCAATAAAAGTCAAAAGAAACAAAAAAAGGAAAAAACAAAAAAAGGAAAAACCAAAAAAAATAAATCTAAATTATTCAGAATGTATTAAAAGTCTGATTGTTGATAATTAGACGTTGAATCTTGATATCTAGGTTGTGGTTCTTGATAGCTTTGTTGTGGTTCTTGATATCTAGGTTGTGGTTCTTGATAGCTTTGTTGTGGTTCTTGATAGCTTTGTTGTGGTTCTTGATATCTAGGTTGTGGTTCTTGATAATAATTTTCTACATTGTCTTGAAATCGTACATTTTTATTTTTAACAAAATAATTATATGCAAAGATAAGCGCAATTGCTATAACCACTAGGCCTATACCTAAATAAAGAAAAAAGTTATTATCTGTACCTGATACACTAGGAATAATGTTTTTTGGAATAGATTCAGATACAAAATTTGGAATAGATTCAGATACAAAATTTGGAATAGATTCAGATACAAAATTTGGAATAGATTCAGATACAAAATTTGGAATAGATTCAGATACAATATCTGGAATAGATTCAGATACAAAATTTGGAACAATTTCATTTACGACATTAGATATATTTTCAGTTGTAGAGGATAATAATTCATTTACTGCAGAAAAATTACCTAAAGAAAATGCTAAATCACTAATATCAACGGAATCCATTTAAATAAAAGAAATATAAAATACTCTTTTATTTAAACTCATTAAATCAAATTATATACAATATTTATGTATGAAAATAATAAAAATATCATATGTTATTTTGGATATCATTGTACAAAGAATATTATTTGTATATTTATTACTAGTAATATATTTTTTAATAAATTGTATAAAATAAATGATTAAAAATATTAAGCTTTCTATGAGTTGTCTAATATTAAAACGTATTTTATTAAAATAATTCCAATCATTCACATAACTACACATAGATGTTTCTGTTTGTTTTATATAAAAAGTGTATATATCAATTAAACCAGTAAGGATACGATGAAAATTATTTTTTTCATTTTTAATATTTAATATAAAAGATAGTTTATCTAATCCAGCTAAATCCATAAAAAGAATCTTTACATTTGAACGTTTTTTAAATATATATGGATTAAACCCGTCAAAATATTTTTTTTTATATGCAAAAGTTCCATCTAATATGTATGGAAAAAAACTAGAACGAATAATAGTATCAATAATTTCATTTTCATTTTTATATATATATTTCACTTTTTGATTAGCTTTTTTTATATTATTATATTTAATAAATAATTTGTTATTTATTTTATTACATACATCATGAGGTATTCTGTCTTGTAAATACGTCTTTAAATTTTTATAAATTTCAAAATTAAAATTTTCTTTAAAATTTTCAGAAAATGTGTCATACAAAATAATTGCCAAATCTAAACTATCTATTAAATATAAAAAACCTAATAATGAACCAATACTACAACCAGAAATTCTGTCAATTTTTATATAATTACGTTTTTCCATTTCTTTTAAAAAAAATAATGCTCCTATTAAATAGCTTCCATTAAAAACACCTCCATCTAGAACTAAATCAATAACTATTGGATTATTTTTATTTTTTAAATTATCAGGCAAGTTATAAATAAAAATATTAATTAACTTATTAATCTCATCTGTCTCCATTTAACAATTAATAATATATATTATTTTATATTTGTAGATATAAACGTTTATATTTTTTTATTTTTTAATAATCTTTCTAAAAATAATTTTTCTAATTTATTTGTAGTAATATAAATGTTTATTAATTCAGCAGGAGAATAAAAATATTCCTTCACTTTTATTAATTGTTTTGGATTTATTTCTTTTCCAAATAAATGATAATACATTTCAGAAATAGTATTATGACTAGCGTTGCTTAATTCATGTGTAATATCAATTCTACCCGGACGAATTAAAGCAGGATCTAATTTATCATAATGATTAGAAGAAATAATTAAAATTCTACCTGGTGTCTCACGAATACCATCCCATAAATTTAGTATATCATCTAGTGTTATGGGTGGGTCTGTATTTATATTGATAACTGCATTATTGGATTCACATATACTTTCAATGACATCTGTTATTTTTATACTATTAGAATCATCAATGTTTAATTTTTTAGAATGATTTTTAACATTATTTTTTAAATTCATTTTACTACGATCTAAAACAATATCTCCTATACAATCAATATCCTCAAATACAATAATTTTTTTATCAAAAGAAATACTATTTTGCTCATTGCTAACATTATATGTATTTTCAAAAAAGAATTGCTCCAACTGATTCTTTGTTTTAATTAATTTTAAAGATATAACTACTATATGACGTCCTGTATAGTTAGCAAGAGCTTTTATAAAAGAAGTTTTGCCTGTTCCAGGAGGTCCATGTAATCCAATACCGAGGGAATAAGGAATACCTTTTTCGTAATACCAATCGCTATTTTTTAAAAAGAAATCTATTTTAGAAATCAACTCTTTTTTCCCATCAAAAAAAATATTATGAAAAGTTCGCGGACTTTCAAAAATATGTTCACTCCAACAAATAAATTTTGTATCTTCATCACTACATTTTACTTTATCCAAAAAATAAATAAATCGTTTATTTAACCGGTTTTCTTTAATAGATGATAAATATTTATCAGTAATTTGATCAATATAATTTTTTAAATAACTAAGTGAATAAACATACGAATAAATATTAATAGTGATTTTATCAGTTTTTGTGTTAACTTTATCTTTTTCATTGTTATCAGCTTCTTGTTGTATTTCAGTTTTGACAAAAATATTTTCATCAATAATAAAATGACTATTTTGAAAAACCATAAAAATATCAATTGGTTTATTTATATCATCATAACAAGTTTCATAAGATTGAAAAGTACTATGAGTTTCTTTTATTCTATAAATAGAATCATTTTTATCAATATTGGATATAATATAACTCCAAATAGCCTTAAAACGATCACTATATATAGAAGAAACACTACATGAAAAACTATAACTGGATGTTATATAACTTTTTCTACCTTCAATAATAATGGTATTTTTTTTATAAAACCAACTTGTTATATCATGTATATTTAATTTATATAAAAGTCTAATTAAGTCATTTTCATATACATAAGTTGTAATTAATCTAAATATACTAAGCATAATTGTTGATAGTATAGCATCATATATTGGATTACCGGTTTTAAAAAAATTAAATATTAATAAATTACTGATATGATTATAATTATTACGTATAAAATCTAACATGAATAAGTATTATTTTTATTTTATGTTTAAATCTTTTAAATATAAAATAAAATTTTTTTTACATTAAATTTGTAGTAAATAATTGATGTATTTTAATAAAAAAATAAAAGATACTACTAAAAAGTAGAATAGTAAATTATTATAAATTAAATTCGTAAAATTCATCATGAATAAGTATTATTTTTATTTTATGTTTAAATCTTTTGAATATATACTTTTACAAATGAAACAATTCTAAAACGCATTAAAATATTGAGATGTTTTATTAAAAAAATAAAAGATAGCACCAAAAAGTGCACTAGTAAATAAAAAACCATTAATATTTAAATTTCCATCAATTGAAAACAATATAGGGAAATAACTGAATAAAAATTTTCTAAAAAAAGGTAACTGGAACAAAAAGTATAAAACACCAAGTAATAAAGGTGTCTGTATTTCATTATATAAATCATCTAATGAATTATTATTTTGAATATTTTTGCCATATGTACTTATCATCTCTGGTGCTTGCTCATAATTTTGAATATAATCCATATTTTGTTGTGGTGGAGGTGGAATATAATTAGGTCGTACTTCAGGATCATTGCTGTGTCCTGTAGTAGTCATTGGTATATCTCTAGAGGATAATTGAGTTCCACCATTTATACTAGCTTGTTGAAGACTATTGACAATTTGGTTAATGGTACCTTGGTCTAAAGAAAGACTATTACCACCACCACTGCCGCCTTGCATTTGCTGAGTATTCTCCGCAGCATTTAAACTGATATTTCCATTAGTAACAGGATCCATCGGTAAATCTAAAATACTTGTAGAGTCAGACATAATTATTATAGAAAATGATTATAATAATGATACTATATACGCAAACCAAAAATCTTATTTTTAATCAAACTCAATTATTTTAGATTTTGTATTACACTTGGATGCTACAGGTGTATATTTTACACATTTACCTGATTGACCTATATATATTTTATCCTTAAAATCGTCAAGGGATGGTGCATGAAAAATCAAACAATCTTTACCCTTGCATATATTTCTAAATAGTGATGCTAAACCAAAACCTAATAAAATAGACATTAATATTTTACCAGTTTCTGTATGAACAAATTTTCCAAATTGAATTGCCATTGTATTGATATATTATTAAAAGACTTTTAATTTTAAAGATAATAAAAGCAAAAAATAAAGTATTCATATTAGTTATGCTTGAATAGGAATTGTAGAAATTAAACTTTTATCCTTTGGACAATCTACAACTTGTTCTGCAAAACGAAAACAATTCTCAGCCTTATCCTTAAATAAAATTTTATCAACATTTTCTGGAGTAGGATAAATATAGATTGTTTTCATTTCAGGCCCTAAAATATAAACAAAGAATAGACCAACTGCAAAACTAATTAAAAATACTGGTAAAGAAATGTAGTTGAATATCATTTTATATATATTTTATATATTTTATATATTTTATATATTTTAACAAATATTTATAAATGTATTTAAAAATATTCCCGTTTAAAAAATACCACGATCAAACTGAACTAACTTCGTAACAAGGGTATTCATAGAATTTGCTAACATAGTATAATTAGTTACTCCATTTTCTTCATTATAAAGTGTTAAATATATTTTCTTTTCAGATTCTGATAATGCATCAAATGCTTGATTATATATATTAATACCAAAATTGGCTTTTCCATCGGGACCAATTTCTGGCGGTAGAATTAGGCTCTTTGGAGAAGTAAATGTGCAAGCTTGTCCAGAAGCTCTTGCAGCAACACAATTAGCCATAAAATCTTGCATCCATTCTCTATCAGTAATGAGTGCTATACGAAGAGGACTTGGTAAATTAGCCCACAAATTATCATATTCAGGTATATTCCATTTAACTCCATCTAATCCGTCACCATATATAGGTTCAGGAATGTTCGCTTGTTCAGGAATAATGGCTTCTTCTGATAAATCACTACTACTAGTAGACTCAATAACAATGCGTTTTTTCTTTGGAGTAATAGAATATTCTACATCATATGCAATGACTTTATCATTTGAACTGGTAAAAGATAAACTAGAAATGCTATATTTATTTTGTATTAAATTGCATGTATTTGTAAAATCATTATGCCATACAATAGTTTCATTATATTTTAAATTGCGAATTGTTTGCAATAGAGGCATTAATGTTGTAGTATAAATAACAACAGCATCTCTAGCATATTGCACATTATTTGTTTCATTCATTTTAAGAATACAATCTTTTATTTTTTGAATTTCTATATATGAGTTAGTAATAACTTCATTTAATTCTTGTTTTTTCTCATCATTATCTACAATTTTATGATAACTTTCCAAATATTGTTCATACAAAGAAGTATAACTACTAATATATTCTTTTATATTCTCAAATGTTTCAAGAGCATCTTCCGTATTTAAATAACCGAATAGCAATTTATTTTTATTATTAATAATTTCATTTTTATAATCTTTAATGTCTTTTTCCATGCTTTTTAAAAGTTCTGGCATCCATTCAATTTTAGCTAGACGAATAACAATATTCAAATTGCATGGTTCTGCTATAATTCCACAGAAGCAACGTAATTCTCTATAAGCTTCTTCTTTTTCAGTTTCATCTGTATGAATAGTAGAAAAAATTGTCCCTCCAGGTCTTTTACAATGTATACATTTTGGCTTAAGTTTATTAAATTCGCTTCTTTTTTCTCGGTTACTTAGATGAGGATTATTCATTATTTTTTTTTTATTTGTCATTATTAGAGTTTCATATTTATTCTTAAGTTTAAAGTATTCATTCATTGCTTCTTTTACATCAGGTAAAGTATCCATTATATAATAGGAGTGAATAAATTATTTAATATTTTACAAATGATAATTCAATAAAGTGTCTTAGAGTTTAATATGTCATGTTCATTATCCCAGTTAGGTAAGCCAGTAATTAATTCTTGGTGAGCAATACGTTTTGCTTGTTGAAAATTTTTAATTTTTGATAAGATATATTGTTGTTTTTCTTTATTTTTTCTTTGAACCTCAACAGGAGTTAATTTTCCTTTATATTTATATAATAAAATCAACCCTAAAACAAATAAAAAAGCAATAAGTAAACCAATATTAAAAACCATATTATGAAATTGATCACGTGCTATATGACATTGCTTAAGTGTTTGATACAGAAAATATTTAACTCCAGGTTCGGTAAGTTCTGGTTTAGAAGAGTTATCAAAATCCATAATAATTATTGTTAAAAATAAAAAATAATTTATACATATTATCTATATGTCCAATTATACAAATATTGTAGCATTTATATTGACAACATATATATACTATCTTTTCTTCAAACCTACCTTAACTTATGATAAAATAAATGATGAAAACGAATTATCTATACATTTTACAAATAATTATACCTTTTTAGCAGTTTATTTTTTTGCAGTAATAATAATTCAATGTATGATAAACGTTAATGTTATAAATGAAAAATGCGGTGGAAGTGCTTCAGAAAATATTGGTTTTGCAGGAATGATAACAATTGTACCATGGACACTCATATTTGGTATACTACTTGTTGTTTTAACTATATATCCCGGATTTAAAACTGCATTTTCAGATGTAATAGGTTATTATTGGGTATCTAGTTCTGCAAATAAAATAGTTACAGAACTATTAATAGATAGAGACGTACAAGAAAATTTATCAGAAAGTCTTTCGCAACCAACCAAAAATGAGTTGGAAAGAGCGGCTGATGCTATCATTAAAATTTGCGGAAATAGTGCGGTTTTAATAAATCAGATGACACCAATGAATTTTCAACATTTTTGGGAAATTTTGAATCCACTTAAGAAAGATGTGTATCGTCCAAATTCAAATACTTATAATGATGCTGAAACAACAGAAAAAAGAAATGCATTATTTGAATTGGTAGTAACCAAAGATAATGTAGGAGAAGCAATGTGGTTTCTTTATACAGGAATACTAGTTACATCAGTAGTTCAATTGAAGATTTCTTCTAGAGGATGTAAAAATAATGTTAAAACTATGGAAGCAAATTATCAGAAATTTAAAGATGATCAAACTGCGAAAAAAAATGCAAAAAAAACTGCTGAATCAGCACCAAAAGTTTAAATAAAAACAACTAATAATAAGCATTAGAAAATACTTTTGCATAATTTGTATAATAAATAACTGCTAAATAACATAAAATACCTAAAATAATAGACAATAACCAAATAGGAAAAATTGTCTTATTTTTATATCCAATCCCAAATTCGCGAATACTACCATCCTTGTTATAAAAACAAGAAGGCTTCATTATTTGAATTGCGCCAAAAATAATAATAAATATCAATACTGCTACAAGTGTAGGATTTTCTCTAATATAATTTTTAGATGCCATACTATATATTTATATAATAAACAATTTTTTATAATTTTATAATTATAAACAATTTATAACTATCATCTTAAATATTCTAATTTAATATTCGTTATTATAGTCTTCAAATTCTTCTTCAGGTGCACCTACACCATCTGTATTACCATCATAATATGTTTCATTCAAATAACTCATATCAAATGCTTCATCATCAATTTCTTTGTTTATAGCTTGTTGCTCCATATAATCTTCTAAAAATATATCCATATTTTCATCATTTGCATCACCATTTTTTTTTCTAATATTTCTCTCTGCCTGTGTCATTTGATCTCTAAAATCTCGTTCTTCATCATAGAAATCTTTGTCCAAAGTAGTCAGACCTTTTTGCATACCTTTGCTATACATACCAAGCTTATTAATCTTCAAAATAGTATCTGCATTACGCTCCTCATCTGTCATTCTTTTCAGACGATCTGTTACTAAATCTTTCTCTCTTTCTTTTAATTTAAAAACTCTATCTTGTATTTCCTCATAAGAAATATCAATAGTCTCTTTTTCATTGCTTAAAATATTTGTAAAACAAACAAAAAGTTCTGCAACATTTTGACGCAACTCTTTTTTATTACCACCGACTAAAGATGTTTCAAACTTTGATTTAGATGTAAAAGACAACTCTGCACGTGTATCTAGTTCTTCTGAATGCTCTACAGAAAAAACATCAGTCACTTCTAATTCTTTAACTACTTCAGTAACAACCATAGAATCCTCATCCGAAAGTTCAATATAGTTGATAAAAACGCGCAATAAATAATATTCAAATAAAAATCTACTTGTTCTCTCGTCAAAAACAGGTTTTATAGTATCTTCTCCAACAACTTTAATACTTGTAAAAGAAGGAGTTGCATTAGCAATAATCACTAAATTTTTAGAAGTTTGTTGGATTTTAACAAGAATAGCAGATAATATATTTGTTCCATAAAATGTTTTTAATTTTTCATAATAGTCACTTACATATTTTTTAAGTTTGTTTACATGAGTTTTTGAGAATTGAAAATAATTTGGAATATGAACATCATTATAGTTTACATTATTTAAAATAATGTTTGGAAACACATTGACAAAATTATCAATAAAATTTTTATAAAAATTTACTGAATTGTATAAAGTACTATCCGAAATATGAATATCTTTGTTGCGTTCAGATGAATCAGCAGACCATACAGAAATATTTTCTATTGTTTTTATCATATTTTTAATGGACTTATTTGAGACTTTTGTACCTGAATTTTTTTTGACAAAATCAATAATTTCATCTTTCATTTCTCCAATGTTACGAATTAAAAAATTGTTCAAATAGGTAACCTCTTTTGTATAGTCAGTTGTAGCCAAGTCAAATGTATCTAAAGCATTTAATATAAGACTTCTTAAAGACTTTTCAACTACTTCATCATTTTCATCATCAATTACTTCCAATAATTTTATTAGCTTAGTAATAGAAGAATGTTCTGGATTCATCAAATTTGTATAAATAACATTGTTTTTTCCAATAATCTGAAGCAATCTTAAAAATTGATCATTTTTATAGTTTCTTCCATCATCTTTTAGTTTTTGAATAATACGTTCTACGCTATCACTTGGATTTATTAACTCTATAGCTGGTTTATCTGTACATAATGGTAATAAGTTATCTGGTATAGGTATAAGCGTCTTAAATTTACAAAAGTAAATGAAAGCTAAATAAATAGTTTTTTCACTAAACTCGTTATTAATGGTTGGATATTTATTTTTAGTATTTGCATTGCTATAAAAAAGACCGCTTTTTGAATAACTAATAATATCTTCCATGATGTTTGACAAGTGTTGAACAATTTGATTATATTCAGCGATTCTAGAGTCTTTATTTATAAAATAGGTAATGGTTGATTCTCCTTCTTTACTTTCACAACAAGCATTTTCTAGATATGGTTCATTATTAGATGAATGTAGTAGTAATGGATGTTTTTTGACTACTTCTTGAATTCTTTCTATTAATGCAAGAGAGAATTGAATTATTTTTGAATCAATGACCAATATTTTCTCTCTTTGATGAATAGAACCATTTCTTAGTTCACTAATAAGAGATCTTTTAAATTCTTCTGAAACATTTAGTAAATGTTTGACCTTGAAGTTTAATAATGGTGGCAAAAATTGTAACCACTTAGCAATATCATGATCTTGAGGAATAACATCAGATGAGCTAGTTAATATATAAGCAGTTTTTTCTTCAAATTTTCTTTGTACATCTGGAATTAACAATAAAACATCATTAATAACTGCTTTAATTTTTGTTATAATAAGTTCTTGTTTTTTCCCTTTTAATACATGCCATGGCTCCCCGGATTCCCGAATATCATATGCTACACATCCTAAATATGTAACACTACTGAAGTCACCTGTACCTTCAAATGGATAGCCAGAAAAAGAGCGAATGCAACCAGGATGCGTTTTTCTTGTTTTAATAGATGGGATTGCAGATTGAATGGCTATTAAAAAAGCGCCTAATGTATAGTATAATAAAGCAGTATTGTAAAAATCTTTATAAGAAGGTATTTTTTTCCCTTTTTCTGCCATCTCTCTAACCTTTTGTTTGTAATCTTTTTCTGACTCTACAGTATTACGAATAGAATCAATAACCACATTTATAATAAACTCTTTTTGGGACTCCATATTAATACCCATTGCAACTGATATAGCATTTACAATATTGTTTATCATTTTGGTCTCTGGTGTATTGTATTGAACTTTTGACTGCGAAGCAATTGCTAAAATTTTACTACCTGCATCTGATTCCATAAAAGCTCTGGATGAAGATTTAAATCCACTTGCTTCGTAACCTTCTTCTATATCAAAATCAATTTTGCAAATAGGCCATCCACTAAATTTATCACACCACCAATCACCTCCTTCATCCATAATTCCAAAATGCGACTTCACTTGTTCTAAATATTTTACATAACCATCAGGACCTTCTACTACATACGCAGTAGCCAAGTTAAATTTCCAACAAGGTAATAACTTAACAGAACTTTTCTCACAATATAACCAATGTTTATCTTCAGTAACCAACGTAAAATCAGCTTCTCTCGTATATGAGTTAACAAATTTTATAATATCATGTTGTTTCTTTACTATATCACTTTGTCCTAAGATTAAATTTAGTACTTGTTGATAAGGTGAAACAACTGGTGAGGCTTCATCACTTGAATTTGAACCTAATTTATATTTTTGGTTATTATATTTTAACATGTTTTCAGTTTCTATTTTATTTAGTGCAACCATAATGTTCAAAAAATATTCAAATTTGCTTTTTATATTTTTTTCAAACTCTTCTTTTGTCATTTTGTATTTATTATCAAATTCATTAACAACATCTTTCAATAATTTAGTTTGCAATTCTAGTTCATTTACTTGTATACTTTCACAAGTATTATCCGCTTTACTATTATCCTGTTTGCTTATACATTGACTTTGTATGTCACATAATACAGCTGATTCATCTGTATTAATATATTCTTCATTTGCATCTTTATCAATTACCCATTTATTGTCTTTACGAACATAATAATCAACTTCATCGGAACTAAGTTCTTTATATCCTTTATATAAAATAGCATATTGACCATCTATTACTGCCTTGTAACCATCTACTAATGTTGTAGCTAAATAATCAGCATCTGTTTCAGCCATTTTTTTCTTTCCCATTAGATCTTTCATAATATGCATTCTTAGCTCGTCAGAAGACAATGAGAATATTTCTTTTTGATAATTTTCTTCTAATATTCCATAATTTGTTTTATCATATTTTTTGTCAAAATAAATAATTTTGCCGTTATCTTCTTCTAGGGACTCAATTGATGAATAATACTTGGCTACTAAAATAGTTTTACATTTATCTTGTGATTGTTCTTTTTTTAAATCTTCATGTTTTTTATTTTTCTCTTCTTCAAAAAGTGATGAAAATTCACTAGGAAACATTAAAGGTGCGCTCTGTAAAGAAAGTGTAGCAGTATACAATCTTGAATAATCTTTTATTAACAACTTACGCAAAATTTCCGAATTTGTAAATGTTTTTTCAGGTTCATTAAAACCATAACCTTCATCAAAAACTTCACTTCTTAAATTTTTATCAATAATATCAATAATTGAAAAAGAAATGCTAAATATAGGCTGATCAGATCTAATGGTAGAAAGAGATTTAAAAAGTCTAGAGCGCTCTATATATTTTTTATTATATTGCGAAATTTTTTCATCAATAAATTGAGTAATTTCTTTGTACTGCATATAAGTGATATCGTCACTATAAATTAAAAATGGTTCTAAATAAGATACTACATCTACAATAGATAATTTTCCAATAATATATTTTTTCATTAAGTTAAATAGCACTTTTGTTTTAGGAACAATCATTTTTACAAACTTTTCGTAAATTTCAGCTTTAGTAAGTCCTTTAACATCCTCGTAATTCAAATTCAAAACATAGTTTTTAATACTATCTACAAAATTTTGTTCATTAAAATCAATTTCAGTTTCCAAATTATCTATAAAAATATTATTTATATCAGTTTTTTTCTTCAAAAGTTGCCAATAATTTAAAAATACGCGATTTAAATTTGTTTTATCCAATATATTGGTTCCAGGTAGATTAATTCGTGAAAATCTTATAACTGGTTCAGGTAATGTTAAAAAAGATTTAATATCCATTACATCATTACTAGTAATATTTGTTCTAATAGTAACAAGTACTGCTCCTGTAGAATCAATAGTATCTAATTTACTATTTGCTAAATTATATTTTGAAATAATAAATCGTCGGCTTCTTACAGCATTACTACTAAAAATAGATGAATACATCTCTGTTAAATTATCAATAGTTATATTAATATTTGCATTTACGGCCTTTTCAATAAGTATATCAGACATTGACTCTTCAGGTACATTAGAAAATGGAGTAAAATAAGGGTTTAATTCGGAATACAATGCAGAATATTTATTTTGTTCTGCTGGCAAATTATTTGATTTATAATTTTCAAGTAACTCTTGCATATTTTCTATTTGCGAATAAAGAGTAATATTTTCAATATCATTATTATCTTCATCAATATGTTCTGCATCGTATATTTTTTTAACATTTTTAACAACAGGTAAAATCCAATACAAATTTTTATTAAAGTTATTAAAATAATCAAGTAATGGTTTATAAGATGCTTCTTTAACAAGTGGACCATCTACATTACCATATTTGTCAAACAATGAAAAATTAGAACGTAATTGTTTAAATCTCTCAATCATAATGTGAATATTATTAAGTACTCTTGATGTTCGTTGTATACTTGGTATAGTAGAGAGAAGTTCGTCTAATAAATCGCTTAACTGAGTTTCCAAGCTATACCTTTGACTTTTAGAAGATACGTCCACATATTGAATAATAGTTCCTAGTTCTTCTTCTCCAAACTTAACTTGATCTGCTTTAATAATAAATTCTCTCAATTGATCCTTCACATTTTGCATAGGTATTTCAAGTTGTTCATTTCCAAGTACTCTTTTTTCTACTTCTAGTTCAGGGATAACTTCTTGTTCATCTTCTAATATTTCAGGTTCCATTGGATTCGCATCGTGTAATTCTTCTTTTTGTAAAGGTTCCTCTCTTATTTCAATTAGTTCAATTGGTAAATCCTCAGGTAAACCTTGATAATCAAAATTTAAATATAAAATATCACCATCAATGCTTTTAATTTCAATCATATCATTTTCTAAATTCGTAATTTCTCCAGTTATAATAGTGGGAAATTCACCACCAAAATAAATATTTATCCATTTTCCAGGTAATAAACCATTTTGCTGAGCATAACTGCGGGATTCGTTGCGACTAATAATTGCAATATATGTAATATTTCCATCACCAATAATACCCTCTGGAGAAATACTCAAGCGAATAGTATTCAATGACTCTGTATCTGTTAATAACATTTTTGTTGGATCAATATAGTCAATAATAAATGTTCTATCATTTAATTGTTCATTGATTGGATTTTTAATTTCTATAATATCACCTAATTGTAATTCTATTTTCATGCCATTTGATTTTTCTGTTTCTAGTTTTGGTTCTGGTTCTGGAATTTCTATTTCTAGTTCTGTTTTATTTTCAGTAGAATTAGTTAACATTTGTTTCTATATTTATACTAGAAATTTTTATGCTTAAATAAAAATCAATAATAAATATAGTTTAAAGACATAATTCATAACTATATTATTGAATGCAATTTTCACGTTACAATTTGTCTGATATTCCGGGTTTTAATAGTATGATACATGATGATAAAAATGAATCAAATATTCTTAAATTAAATAAAATAGAATGTAGAACATCTAATAACGCTAGATATAGTGTTATTAGATATGACAAAGATATTTTGGCATATGATTTAATACCTACATATGGGTTATGTCGTTCAATAATAGTAAATAGTCATAACAATATTGTTTCTTTTGCGCCTCCTAAATCTCTACCAAGTGATAGATTTATTCAGAGTTACAGCGAGACTTCTCTTGGAATTGTAGCGGAAGAATTTGTAGAGGGAACTATGATTAATGTATTTTGGGATTCATCAATTGGTTTAACTGGAGGTTGGGAAATAGCGACACGAAACACACCTGGTGCAACATCTAGTTTTTTTAAAGGAGTTTCTAAGAAAACATTTAGAGATATGTTTTTAGAAGCAGCAGAGAAAAATAATTTAGTATTACACATGTTAAATCCTCTTTATTGCTATAGTTTTGTTTTACAACATCCTGAAAACCGAATCGTTGTTCCTTTTAAAAAACCACAATTGTATTTGGTAGCTGTCTATATTATTGAACATATAGACAATAATATTTTTGTAAATTCATTTGAACCGCGTACACTTTTGAAGAATATTTTTGAAGTAACTAATGTTACTATTCAATTTCCGGAAATATATACATTTACTACTTATTCAGATTTGATTGAAAAATATGCATCAATGAATACATCATATAACATTGTAGGTGTTGTATTACATAATAGATTAACAGGAGAACGAACAAAAATAAGAAATCCAGTATATGAGCAAGTTAGAAATTTGAGAGGAAACCAACCAAAGTTGCAATACCAGTATTTAACTTTAAGAAAAGAAGGAAAGGTTTCCGAATTTCTTAAATTTTATCCTGAAAATAAAAAACAATTTTCTGGATTTAGAGATCAAGTTCATTTATTTACCAATACATTATTTGACAATTATAAGGCTTGTTATATTAAAAAGGAAAAACCATTGAAGGAGTATTCGGAACAATACAGGACACATATGTTTCATATTCATCAAAAATTTTTATCAGAACTTAGAGCTGAAAATCAATTTGTAACAAGCACAATTGTTCAAAAATACGTAAATGAACTGCATACATCATTACTTATGTATTGTTTAAATTTTCAAATGAGAAAGCGAAAAGTAGATACTATTACTGCTGATAGTAATTTATGACAAAGATGGGCCATAAATACGTATTAATAAATACATAATATACATAGTTAAAACAAAATGTTGAATACTATCATAATAAAGATCAATATAATTCTCAATCATTCTATTATTAGAATTATCTTCAATAAATAAAAAAATAAAATCTCTATTTATAAGAAAATATTGAATACTACTAGCAAAAATAATTAAAAGTATGGTTATAATATAATAGTTTAATTTATATGAAAACATAATATAAAAAATAAAAATTATAATTATTACATTTAATATGTCGTCAACACTTACAAAAAATTTCATTAAAGGGGGACTACTATTTTGTAGTTTATGACTTGAAAAAAGTATTTCAATAATAAAACCGAAAACTTTTTGTATGAAAACACATATTGTAAAATAAATAAGTATCAAATATGTTTCTCTATTTTTCTCTATTTTTCATAATATATATATATATATATATATATATTGATAAAATAATATAAAAATACTAAATATACTATATTTATAAATGAGAATTTTAGGATTTTTATTCAGCGTTATTTCTTTAGCATTTGCTAAAGAAGTTTGTACAATTGAAGATAATCTTACAAACCAATGTATTCAGTTTAGTGTAACTTCTGGAACAGGTTGTGCATGGATGTGTAACTATTGCGCAAGTCAGTTAGGTACCAATAATTATTATTTTACTGATGGTGTTTGCACATATCAAGAGGGTCAAGGATGTGTTGGTAATCCAGTTGCTGGAAAGACATATTCATGCTGTTCCACTTCTTGAATCCACCTTTTAGAAAGGTGGAGCCAAACTAAAAGATCCACCTTTTAGAAAGGTGGAGCCAAACTAAAAGATCCACCTTTTAGAAAGGTTCTGCGAAGTTAATAGCCAAACTAAAAGATAAAAAAATATTATATTTTTATAATATTTTTCTAAAAGTATATTGTTTTTGATGTACCTTTCTTAAACGTTGAATAGTGGGTTTGGCTCCACCTTTCTAAAAGGTGGATTTGGCTCCACCTTTTCCAAAGGTGGATTTAAAGGTGGATTTAAAGCTGGATTTTAGTTTCATAAATACTTCAACAGAATCCGCAATACATTCCTTCATATTCCCTTTTATAGTAGATTTTTCTACAGGCTCAGAATAAGCAACACGTATGATACTATATGTATCATGAGGATGTAACTTTTTGAAGCCGCAAAATGTCAAAATATTTGTTTCATAAAATTTGGAATACATGCAATACTCTAGAATTTTACCAATTGTATAATCCTCGTTTTGTAATATTATGTCAAAACTATTTGCCAATGTATTATCTGAATAATTAATTTCTAATTCATCTTTTTCAATAATTGTATCTAGATCGGTAAGACGTTGAACTATTATTTTACAAGCTGCATTTAATAGTTCATCATTTGTGTAAACACCGACACTTTGTAGTACAAAATCAAATGAATCTTTTTTGAAAACTCGTTTAGCTTCAAGAAGCTTCCAATTTTCAGACTCAAAATTAATTTGTTTTTCATCTTTACCATCATCCTTCCAACTCTGTAGCTTTTTTGCTAGTTCAGCCTCTTGTAATGTATCATCAGCTGTAAAACCATATGAACATGTAGAAACCGCATTAAACATACCATCTTCATTGGCTGAACCGATATCAAACTCACATGTTAGATATAATTTTTCACCCGGTATTTCGTCTGAAATACGAGGTCTTAACCTTACGAAATCAATAAAATAACCAGTAGTATCATCTGCAGGGAATACTTCTCTAATTTTATCTTGAGGTAAAACGTTTCCTGAAACCAAATCTTTAATAATAAAATTTTCTGTAGTAACAAACATAATGTTATCTGTATTGTTTTCTACTTTTACTTCCATAACATAATTTTTAATAGGAAAGTCGTCAACATTTTTAATATGAATAGGAATACAACTCAAACGTTGTTTTATGATTTCATTATTTAAGCGACTTGTATTTTCAATAATGGTGCATTTATTTTGCTCGCTTGGACTAGTTCTAAATACTACCTGAGGTATGTCAGATAACAATGTTCTTCTTAAAGCATTTGCAAAACTAAGATTAACACCACTCAAAGTAAATCCAGTGGAATCATCATCAGTTTCAATTAATTCAATTCGTGGATCCATTATATATATTGTAATGTTATATTTAAATTGTAAATTTAAATCAATTTTTTCCAATCCACCTTTAAGAAAGGTGGAGCCAAACCCGCTATTTTGCTTTTATTTTGGCTCCACCTTTTTAAAAGGTGGAAAAGGTGGAGCCAAAACCTTCCATTTGAGATTCATTATTTTTTATTATTTAGGTAAATATTTTTTATAATTGTGTTTTACATTTGGCTCTACCTTTGTGAAAGGTAGATTTGGCTCTACCTTTGTGAAAGGTAGATTTGGCTCCACCTTTTTCAAAAGGTGGATAAGTTAAAAACAAGAATTTCATAAACTTTACTATATTATATGAGTTGCATTTTATATTATAGTAAGTATTGCGATGTTTCTAAAAAATATATACAAATGTTATCAAAGTCTAATGTACAGAAGGATATTCATTTTATTTGTATTGACAAAAGAGTAAAGGATTCAAATAATAAAACTTATATTATTTTAGAAAATGGTCAAAAAATTATTTTACCAGAAAATGTAACACGTGTTCCTGCATTATTACTGCTAACACAAGGATATCAAGTATTATATGGAGAACAAATATTACAACATTTAAAGCCACGCCAAGAAGTGGAAGTACGACAAGCGACCCAAAATAACATGGAACCAATGGCATTTTCTTTTGGTGGTGGATTTAATAATATAGTTTCGGATCAATATAGTTTTTTGGATACGGCGCCAGAAGATTTAGAAGCAAAGGGAAATGGAGGAATGAGACAAATGCATAATTATGTAGATTTAAACACAGCATTTAGCGGTCAAGTAAGTCAACAGGGTAACGAAGAAGAGTTTAATACAACAATACGTGGTCAAAAAAAAATGCCTGAAAATGATAGTAATCAAGAAATGGAAAACCGAATAAAAAAAATGCAAGAAGAGAGAGATGCAGATATGAGAAAAATGTCAGGTAATAGACCTCCATTGGCTTAATTCCACCTTTCTTAAAGGTGGAGCCAAATTTTAGCCAAATTTAATGGTTTTGGCTCCACCTTTTTCAAAAGGTGGAAAATATATTAATATTTGTGAAATGAATTTAAAAATAAAAATAGTTATTAAATAAAATGACAACTAATATTCTAACAGCGTTTAATGATCATTTTGAAGAATTCGTAAATGATATTCATACAGTATTTCCTGATGATGTTGATATTTTGACTGCAAAAAATTCTTTTTTAGCAGCTAGAAAAGTCAATCCAAAGTTAATTGTTAAGATTTGGAAATCATATGTTGTTTCTAAATATAGAAAGGAAATTGAATGTGGAAATTTAGAATTTTTTGTTAATAAAGATTACAAAAATGATGTTTCAATATCACCTTATTCAGACAAAATTACTGAATCTATTGATAGATTGAGAGATCCAGTAAAAAAAATGAATTCAGATGAACAGGCAAAAACATTGAGATATATTCAAAATTTTACTAAGCTTTCTGATTTAATTACAATTTAAATTTTAAAATAGAAAAGTTATAATTATAATATATAAAAAAGTTATAATTATAATATATAAATTGCAATTAGTTTGATTTAAATAAATAAATTTTATAATAAATAATAATGTCAGAAACAAATGCTGAAAAACCTGTTCCGGATGAATTTATAAAAGTAATTAAAGATTTTATAAACGACTTAAAAGTAACATTTCCAGAATACAATCAACTTGTTGATAAATGGTGGAAACCTAAAGAATTTTTTAATCATATTACTGATGAGGTGGAACGTAATGAAACATATGAAAAATCTCAAAAAGATTCAATAAAATTATTATTTGATTTTTGTGGGAAAAAAATACCACCGCGATTTTTTGATATTTTGTATCAAAATAATGAAATTTTTAAAGAAGACTCAGAAATGGATACAGAATTTTTACCAACAATACATTTCAAAAACTTATGGCAATATGATATTTCAGATAAAACCCGTGAAACAATTTGGAAATATTTTCAACTCATTTTGTTCTCAATTGTCGGATCACTTGAAAATAAGAATGCATTTGGAGATACTGCAAAACTTTTTGAAGCTATAAATGCGGATGAATTTAAAAGTAAATTGGAGAATACATTATCCCAAATGCAAGATTTTTTTGATATGAGTGGTGGTTTTGGGGGGTTTGGAGGTTTAGGTGGAGGTTTAGATAGTGATTTTGGAGAACATTCTGAAAATTTGGGTGGAGGTTTTAATATGAATGATATTCCAGATCCAACACAAATACATGACCATATTACAGGGATGTTGGATGGAAAACTCGGAAAATTAGCGCGCGAAATTGCCGAAGAAACTGCTGCCGATTTAAACGTAGATTTTGAAAACACAACAGATATGAAAGACGTTTTTCAGAATTTGATTAAAAATCCTACAAAGCTGATGGGTCTTGTTAAGAATGTTGGAAATAAATTGGATTCTAAAATTAAATCAGGCGATCTAAAAGAAACAGAATTAATTGCAGAGGCTACAGAAATTATGCAGAAAATGAAAAATATGCCAGGTATGGAAAATATTCAATCTATGTTATCTAAGATGGGTATGGGAGGAATGGGTAATAAAATGAATATGGGGGCAATGGAATCTAATTTAAATCAACGAATGAAAATGGCACAAATGAAAGAGCGTATGCAATCTAAGGCGGAAGCTAATGCGAAGGCTAGAGCCGAACAAGAGGCGCATGCACAGACACAAGAACAAAAACCTGTCATTTCGGAAGAAGAATTGTTAAAATTATTTAGTTCTGCTGAAAAGGCAGAGAGAACTCCACGTGGTGCAAAACCTGAGTCTGGAAAAAAGAAGAAGAAGGGAAAGAAATAAACATAGAAAAACTATTATAAATTCAATTATAAAAGTTTTTTAAAAGATTAATATATATATAATGTCAATTCAATTTTGGACCAATCAACCAACAATATTATTTAATAAAGACTACATATTTGAATTATGGCCTACTACTGATATGTGTTATGAACAAAAACTAAACGCTATTACAAGACTTATTGTTCTGTTGACAATTTTAGGATATATGTTAACCATGTCAATGAGAATACTAGGTGTTGGTGCTATTACGATTCTTATTATTTTTGTATTGTATACCATGCGAAAAGAAAAAATTACTAAGCAAATGATGAATGAGGGTTTTGGTTTAAATTCAAATTCAGAACCTGCAATGGTACAAAAATCATCCTATTTAAACCCAGTTACTTTAGATAGTGTTCTTAGAAGTGAATTTAAAGAAGGTAATAGAAAGAATCCTTTTAGTAATGTTTTGTTAACACAAATTAATGAGGATCCTGAACGAAAAGCAGCTCCACCTAGTTTCAATGTTGACGTGGATGAAGACATTACCAGAAATGTTAAGAAAGCTGTGCAGATGTTGAACCCTGGTATAAAAAACACAAATAAGCAGCTATTTGGTGACCTTTTTCAAGAGTTCGAACTTGATCAATCAAATCGTCAGTTCTTCAGTACAGCCAACACTCGCGTCACCAATGATGCTCTTGCTTTTGGGAACTATCTATACGGAAATATGCCAAGTGCTAAGGAATCCGGACCAGATTCAGCATTCGCGAGGGTTCAAGATAATTACAGATATACTCTCTACTAATAGCATTCATCGTAACAAATTTTATTACCTTTTTTATCATATACCCAAATTTCATATTCATATCCTAACTCTTTGGCAGCCTTTTGTTTCAATAAAATAATTGTTGTACTTTGTTTATAATACCATTCTGATTTTACTTCAATACATTTATTTTGTAATGGAATAAAAATATCAACATAGTGTTTATGTTTTTTTCCTGATTCATCACAATACCATATTTCAGGAACATTTGTTTTTTTATTTATAATATCATTTTCATCTAGTTTATAAATATTAATTAATTCATCTAAAGCAAAATTTTCATATCCTTGATATGTAATAATATTTCCAGATGGAAATGTATAAATTTTTATTTGATAAGAGTTATTTGCAGCTTTTTCTGCTATTTCTGCATTTTGTGTTGGATTTTTAACTCCCCAGTTAAGTAAATTTGTTTCTTGAACTTTTAATTTTATATTTTCATTCTGAGTAGGATATTCAAATCCATATTTTTGTAAATTTGTTTTTTTTATTTTTTCTTTTACATCACAATTATTAAATGGACTTTTTGAACCATATTTGAGTAAACAAGTATTTTCAATTTTTTCTTTAATATATTTATTTTGAATTGGATTTTCTACACCATATTTTTGCATCATTGTATGTTTAATTTTATCTTTAATAATTTTTGAATTAAATGCATGTTTACAACCATATGTATTGGTATTAGTTTCATAAATTTTATTTCTAGTATCTGTTGTTTTATTAGGATTATCTACTCCATAATTTTTTACACCTTTTCTCATTTAAAACGCCCATTTTATTATTATTATAATTTAATACTAATAATATTTAAAAATATATTCTTATTATTTATTAGTTAAAAATGAATGAAGAATATAAAATTAAAGAATTAGAAGAAGAATTAGAAAAAACAAAACAAGAAAATAGTATATTAAAAGAAAAACTAAAAAATTATACAGCACCTCCAAGAAGTAAAACTTATTAT